ATTCTTACGGCAACGGGGCGGTGATGGTCAGGCAGACACATGAAAGGACTATTTATACTCCTGAACAGACACCTGCCTTATTCTCTTTTTACCGTGATAACGCATCGGCTGAACTTGCATGGATGGATGGTGAAAAGGTTGAGGCAGGCTGGAAACGTACCTATGGAGGCAAAACCTATGAGTGTTTACAGGCTCATCAGACACAAGCGGACTGGACACCTGATAAAGTACCCTCTTTGTGGAAAGAGGTGGTAGTGATACCGATAACGGGTGAATGGACTGTAGGCATTGCATATAAGGTAGGCGATGAGGTAATGTACTTAGGTAAAAAATACCGATGCAGGCAGGCACATACAAGTATAGCGACATGGACACCAACGGCTGCCATAAGTTTATGGCTTTTAGTGTAGTAGCAAATAAACGACATGAACGACTTAGGCAAACACTTTTTAGCAGGGGCAGCGATAGGCACGGTGATGGTACTGCTGGGCATAGCCCTATTTGGTAAGTATCTGCCTGACTGGTATGCTGCCATAGCCTTCCTGATGCCCTTCTTCGTGGGTGCGATCTACTAGGCTTATCAGTATGTCAGTGGTGACGGCACGGCAGAGGTTAAAACAAGATTGGCAACTATTATAGTGTAGTCGCTGTCAGACTTAAATAAGAAAGAGGGTTATTAAAGAATAGCAGCAGCAATAGAAACAGAATTAGTATTAACAGTAAAAACAGAAAGGCAATGAAAACAGTAAAAGTAATTCACTATCCCGAAGGCGGGAACAAGACAACAGAGATCTTTGAAGCCGAGACGGTAAAAATAGTTGAGGGCTATTTACATGAGGTGGTACCCGAGGGTTTTATTGTTGACCCGAGATTTGGGGCAAGAATGGACCTTGAAAAACCTCATAAGTATTGGGTAACCCTATTGTATTTGAATGATGCATCGATGCTTGCAGGATTAAATTCCAAAGTGTATGTAATGGTTGACGGCAAAACTGTCGCCTCTTACGAATCAATAATTATCGATTAAATGAAATTGCTGCTGCTATTTTATATGAACGATAAACTTAAATTAACAATAACTGCAATATTTTTTGTCGCAACAATGCAGGCTCAAATATTTGAACCCGTACCCCTTGACAAGAAGTGGCACATCGGAGGCGGGTCATTCCGGGGGCTTGGCATGATAATGGTTACGATTCATATGAATATAGGGGAGATTTACCAAGAACAGCTGGCTATCAGTCAACAGCAATATTAGGACCTACCGCGGGAGTTTTACCAAAAACTGTAGGTGGCAGTGATTCAACATATTATTGCGATTACTTTTATACATCTATACCTCCATCGGGCATATCTTTAAAAATGCCTTTAATTGGTGGGAGAACTGCTTTTGGTACACAAAACGGTTTAATATGTTCTTCTAGTTTTACCGATGCAAATGTTCCATCCAGTCTTATTGGTTTCAGACTTAGGTATGAAGAAGAACCTTTAACGTAAATATAATAAATAATGAATATGGAAAAATTATTACCAAAGAGAGGTACTTATATTGTTATGGTTAAATCTTATAGTGCTTTAGCTAAAGTTATAAGGTTTGGTATGAGAGTTGAGCAGTTTATGAAACGTGAAAAAAGGTATGTTGATTTAAACCATGCAGATATTCTTATTGACGGTATGGTATCTGGTGCTATTGCTAGCGGTGTAGCAAATAGGACAGTTAATTCCTCATATATTAATGATGGTAAGAAACGAGAATTATATGTCTTTAAAGTAAAAGTTCCTAAAGGCAAAAAAGCATCTCTTAGGGATTTCTGCTTAGATTCAGATAAAAAGAAATATGAAGTATTGAATTTCTTGTGGCATGCTATTGATATATTATTCCATAAGTGGTTTGGTAAGAAAGGTAATAAAGCAACCAAACGTGTTTATTGTATAGAGTATGTTGCAATGGGTATTAATAAATTATATCCTGGTTTAATTAGCGAACCGTGGCTCGTTAATCCTAATGATTTATATAAGTTATTAATATCAGATACTAATAAATTTCAACTGACTGAAGTTATAAAAATTCCAGTTGCTAAAAAAGATTAAGTATGATAAAAGAAATTTGTGATTCATCAGATAGTAAATTTGAAGCATTAGACGAAATATTGGCTCAGTTGCAGAAAGATGTAGCAGAGATTAAAGTTGCTTTGCTTGGTAATGAATATAACCCAGGTGCCGGTTTGGTATATCGCACAATTGCTGTAGAGCGTGAATTAGAGCGTCTTAAAAATAAAGTCTATAGGATTATATGGACTACTGCTGGTGCGGCAAGTGTGTTGACAATTGTATTAAATATCATATGGGTGTTATTCCAAAAGTTTGTATTACATTAGTGGAGAATATATCTAAACATATAACTTATAAGGAAGCTACTTATTCCTATACTGCTATACAAAATGGTATAGACAATACACCTAATGAACCACAGCTTAGGAATATGATTTTGCTCGCAGAGGCCATTTTTGAGCCCTTACGCGAGTTTATGGGTGTTCCTATAGCTATTACATCATTCTTTAGGTCAAAGGCCTTAAATCAAAAATTAAAGGGGTCTAGGACGAGTCAGCATTTAGCTAACAATGGTGCAGCTATGGACATTACTGCTAATATATATGGCAAGCTATCAAATTTAGATATATTTGATTATATAAGGGAGAACTTGGACTTTGATCAATTAATATCAGAATATCCGGATGAGAATGGTGTACCTACTTGGGTGCATGTATCATATAAAGCAAAGGGCAATCGTAAAGAGATTTTAATATCCCAGCTCACTGAGACTGGTAAGACATATTATATTAAGGTTGGTTAGTATGAAAACAAGTAATGTTAGTAAACTAAAAACGTTAGTTATAGTAATTCTATCAGCGGCATTAGCGTTTTCCGTTGTTAGGATTGTTGGGTATAATAGGATTATACAAAATACTAACAGTATATTAGACTATATTGAACTTCAAAATGATAATTTAAACAAGGATATTGCTGATTTACAGAGCAAATATATGGTAAAAGAGAAGGAGTATGCTAAATTGGACTCACTCCTTGACAACAAAAACAAACAATTAGATAGATTAAAGCTGGAGAATCGCGATCTACAATTAAAGTTAGCTAACCTAGAAAACGTTATGGCAAACATACCGAGTGATTCTTCGTATAATTATTTGATGCATAGGTATATACCTACACAAGACTCCTTGCCATATGGTTTTGCCCCTAATCAAGTCAAAGCTATTCATTATGATGTGATAGCCTATGATTATACAAAAGTCTTAAATTCAAATGTAGATTCATTAAATAGGGTTTTAAATTCATTGTATAAAACAAGTACATTAAAGTTTAAAACTTGTGCAGATCAAAATTCAATATTGTTAGAGCAACAGTCTCTACAAAATGAAAAGATTGCTAATTTAGAAGCAACAAATAATATTTATAAAAAGCAAATAAAAAAAGAGTTAGTTAAATCCTCTGCATTTGGGATTGGTGTTGCAGGTGTATTAACGTATATAGTAGTTAAATCTATAATTAATAAGTAATATGATTGAATTTACAACATTAGATACTATAACTACAGACTTGCTAAATATAATAAGGAATTTTAATGTATCCCGTAGTGAAGATATATCCAAACGTCAATTAGAGATGTGGGTACATCAACACAGAGCTTTGCTCATTAAACAAGACATTGATAAGGGTAAGTTACCTAATCCTGATTATATACAGACAATTCCATCTTTACAATTAGAAGTTGTAGATGAGTCAGAGGGCGGAGATATAGAAACTAATTCATATATTTTAAGGACAGAATTAGAAATACCTAATACTCTAGATTTTAATTTTAAATCAGGTTTTACATATATAGGTACAATAGACGGTCATGAGATTCAATTTATACCAGAGGGTAGGCGTAAGTGGCAACAGTATAAGAAATATACTAAAAATGATAACTTAGCATTCCTTAGGGACAATAGACTTTATCTTATATATCCAAAGCCAATTCATCAGATTACAGTGAGGGGAATATTTGAAGTACCTACAGAGGTTATGAATATTGTTAATCCTCATCATACACCTACAGAAGGTGGTTGGTCTGATCCCTACCCAATTCCTATCAATATGTTACCTACTCTTAAAGAAATGATACTTAAGAAAGAGTTAGGCATTGGTGTATCCGCTTTAAGCGATAACAAAAATGATAGTGCTAACTTTGTATCAAAGGATACAATAACTTAGAAACATGTCGAAATTTTATGGTAGAGGTAAAAATGTGATTCAACAACCTTACACCTTGCCAGATATGTATCAAGCTTATATTAAAGACATACCAAAAGAATCAGCCTACTATGTTACGTATAACGAATACGCTAAGATAGTAGGTTTATTTTATAAAGAGGTGTCTAATAAAATAATACAGCAAGGTGAATTATTCCATATGCCTTTTAGGTTGGGGGACACATATGTAGAAAAAAAGAAAGTAGATTATAATAACAGACCTCCTATAGATTGGCAAATGACTACAGCAATGGGGAAAGTTATTTATAATTTTAATGAACACTCAGCTGGTTATAAGTATGAATTAAAATGGAATAAACGTAATAGTATATTCCGTAATGTTTATTTATATAGGTTGGTGTACACTCGTGCAAATAAACGTGCTGTAGCTAAATGTGTTAAGAGTCGTACAATTGATTATTTTGAAAAATAATATATATGATCTATAAGTTAACCAGTGTTAAGTCTGTTATTGCAAAGGTCTTTACTGACTTGGACTTACACGAAGAGACACATAGGGTATCAGATATGATAGAATGGGCTGGTGAAGCACTTGAGAAGATTGGTGCTTTCCCTTATTTTGTTAATAAGGTTACTGGTCTTGAAGGAGTTCCTTTGCTGGAACTTAATAACTATCAAGTTAAATTACCTTGTGATTTTTATTCTGTCATACAAATGACATATTCAAGTAATCCCAACGGTCCTTTTTTACCAATGAGGTATTCAACTGGTAATTTTGAAACCTATGGTGAATCTAAAGTCATAAGCAATACTAGGGTTACTCCTCCTGAGTCTGATATTATTACATTTGCAATGGAGCTTTATAATATGAAGTACGATGAGGCTATTACATATTTGAATACCAATCCTGAGAAACGTACACTCATAATTGCTATGATTTCAGACGGTTATGTGAGAGTTCCTAATATGAGTAATATAGGTGATCCACTTAACACTACAGATGATATTACTTATGTCATTGCTCATAACTATATTAAAACCAATGTGCGTACCGGTTATATTATGTTAGCTTATCAAGCTATTCCTACAGACTGTGAAGGTTATCCCATGATACCAGACGATGCTAGTTTTAAAGAAGCAATATACTGGTATATAAATATGAAGCTTATGTATCCCAAATGGGTTGATGGTAGGGTAAGAGATGCTGTTTACGCAGATGCTAAACGTTCGTGGCATTATTATTGTAGGCAAGCTTATGGCAATGCTTTAATGCCAAATACAGATAAACTTGAAAGTATTAAAAATGCTTGGATTAGGTTAGTGCCCGAAATACATGAGCATAGTTCTGGGTTTTCAATACTTGGTCAAGAGGAGTATTACTATAATCATAATTAATTATGGCTGAAAAAGTTGTAAATGGTTTTATGAAAGGCATGTCTACAGACATGCATTATTCGACATTAGATAATCAGCAATATTTATATGCAGAAAATATTAGGCCTATAAGTTCTGGTTTTAGTACAACTGGTGCTATAGAGAATATAAAGGGTAATAGTTTTATAGGTGATTTTGGTTTTACAGACGATCAAACTCTTATACCAGGTAATACTTATATGGTTGTACAACCTACAGTTACTTATGGTGGTGTAACTTATGATGTATATGAAACATTCATATGTACAGTACCTGGTGGCAATACTTTTACTGGGGGTAGAATTATAAATATTAGTGCTTATGGTATACCTGCCGATATGTATGTTATTGGTGGTGTTGAGCTAAGGGATGTTATTGTATTGTTTACTACAAATAATACGAGGTCTCAAATATATACTTTAAGTTTAACTGGTACATCAAGTAGCCAATTATCCGCATTAACTTTATTATACGATGATGAATATAATATCGATCACTCGCGGTTAATGTTTAATGTTGATAATAGGGTGAGGGCTGTAGCTAGGTATGAAACACCAAATATTCAAAAGGTATATTGGACGGATGGGATAAATCCGTTACGATATTTAAATATAAATAAACATTGTACTGTTAATGGTGAACCATATGTAATACCAGGTGACTATTGGGGTATTGATAAATTTGAGTTACTCCCTAAAGTGGTGTTAGGTAAACCACTTGTAGTTGGTTCTACTACTGGTACTATATCTACAGGTATGGTATTTTATGCTTATCAGTTATATATTGAAAGTGGTGCTGAGTCAGCAATGTCTTATATAAGCGATCCTGTTCATGTTACTTCATCGGGTGATTATGATTTAAATGATTTATACTATGAAGGTGACGGTGTTGATCCCATAAAATCTAAAGGCTTTCAATTGGAGATTGACCTTAGGGGTAATACCACATTTAATAGGTTAAAGCTTATTAGGGTTCATTATGAAAGTTATAATCAAGTGCCAAAGATTTATGTGGCTGCAGATATACCTATTGATTTACAAAATGAATATGCTTATCTTGTAGATACTGGTTCTATAATAACAGAACTTACACCTGAAGAATTTGCTATTGATTCAACAGAGATATTTATATGTCAGGAGTTAGCCAGTAAAGATAATATATTATTTGCTGCTAATATAGAAAAGAAGACATTTAATATAGACGATTTTGATGCTAGGGCTGTGAGGTTTAAAAAGTATACAGAGTCTACATCTGGTACTGGTTATGTATATACTTATGTGTGTGATGAATCTCCAGCGGACGATTATGATTATCTTACTACTGAAATAATGCCACCAGACACTGTTAGGGTGATTATCCATAACTTCAGAGAATGGGCTGGTATTCCAACAGATAGGTATATTACAACAATTGATCAAATTCGTTTTGATAGGGTAGAGTTTAGTTATAGAGATCAATATCAACAAGACTATAATGCCTTTACGACTAACTTTACAATTAATCATACATCGTGGGATGGTACTACCTTATTAATAGATATGATATTACATGATTATTTATTTGACGGTACTGAAACCCCTACAAGGTGTGTATTGCGTAGGTTTGACTATCAAGACTATACTTTTAGGTATAGTTATACCGCTAGTGGTGCCCAAACAATAGTATCTGATATTACAGATATGAGCCATGGCTATGGTGGTTGTTCTATACTAAGGCCCACCGATACATCAAATCCCTTTGCTTGGCATGTAGCTGGTTGGCATAATTATAGGAAGTATCATGACGGTGTTAATTACTTTAATAACCCAGACAATGACGGCGATGCATCGAAAGAATATATGTATAAGTCCGATGGTACTGAATTAGGTGCAGAAGGCCCCAATATTATTGTATCAATTGAGTGGGTAGATATTACAATAGATGATGTTGCTTCTACTTCTGAAACCTATCATGTTGCTGTAAGTCCCGGTGAGTCATATAGCAATTATTCAAGTCCATTGAATATTGGTAAGTTAAGTTGGCAGCGTGACGAAGTATATAGGTTGTTTATAAGTTTTAAAAATACACGTGGTCAAGACACAGAGCCTAAATGGATTTGTGATTTAAGGATGCCTAAGTTTATTGATAATATATATGGTTATGGTAGGTTTACTCATAGTATGTATACTTATACACATGCTAGGCGCTTGTTTCCAGTAGTTGAGATTAGGCCTGGTAGTTGGCCAAGCGATGCTGTATCTGCTCAAATATATAGGGTTCCAAGATATAAAGAGGATCGTCAAGTTGTTACTCAATGTTTGGCTTATCCCTTTACTTATGTATATAACGGTTGGTATATTGACAGGGCCATTAACCCATTACCTACATATGATGGTAGTGATAATAATACTAACTTAGTAAAATTAGTATCGCCTGAAATAAATATTACTAAAAATATAGCAAGTACCGGCAATGACTTCTTGGAATATGTACATCACTTTGGTGATAATTATATAACATCTGGTGGCTATGGTGCTTTGAACCAACGATCTATTGTTAAGTGTAGGGCCTGTACACCAAAAACATCCTATAATTTAAATGATCGTACTGGTATAACGGATATGACTAGTGTTATGCCATTAGATAATCAAGCTAGTTTTGCTGTAGCTGGTATAAGTTTTCACAACTATAATGATGAATCTTATATAAATGCCAAAGGTTCTACAGGCTTAGTTGTTAAATATGGTAACAATTCATGGTCAGCAGAAGGTAAACGTTTAGCGGTTGTTAATTATAAAACCAATTGCTGGAATTCACAGTACGGTGGTTTAACATATGAGAACAGGCAGTTCAATAATATGGTGCCTTGTTCTGATATTATGAAAGAACTTACTGGTATAGCAATATGTAATTATGGCGATACATTTATAAATTATTTTGATGTATCAACATTATTATATGATATGAGTGTTGCAGAAGGTAGTTGGTCTGACTATTCGAAAAATGAATCAGTATATGTGCCATTAGAGTCTTCTATAAACTGTAATTTGAGACATGGTGGATTTGAAATGCATAAACAATACAATGTTAATGAATCATACATGTTACAAGAGGAACTAGGCGCTCATATGTTTACTGATAGCAATAGTATATTACATACTTATAATCAAACTAATGATATGTATAAATATAATACTGTGTATTCGCAACAACCATTAGTAGCCGGCTTAGTATCAATAGATGAAAGTCGTAAAAGCGAAACAGTATTTGATACACAGATTAGGGCGTCTCTACAAAAGGTTAATGGTGAATATGTAGATTCATGGACTAAGTTTGGTGTTAATGAAACTATAGAAGTTGATAGTTTATATGGTCCGTTAAACGCTTTACTTGAATATGGTCATTCGTTATATTTCTGGCAGGACAAGGCATTTGGTACATTATCTGTAAATACTAGGTCTTTAATACAAGATAATAATACAGCTCAACTTGTATTAGGTACAGGTGGCGTCTTAGACCGTTATGATTATATATCAACTGTTAAAGGTTGTGAAGATAAGTTTTCTATTGTAGCAGGTGTTGCTGGTATATATTGGGTTGATAGGCAAAATAGGTCTATTAATAGGTTTGCTGAGACACTCGTAGATTTAGCTTTACAAAAGGGCGTTAAGTCTTTATTTATGTTAGACGAGGATATAATACGTTGGTCTACTTATTTAGCAGTACATGATAAAGAGAATAATGAAGTTATATTTACATTAGCAAATTATATAAATGGTGATATGATCAATCCAGGTATGGTAGAACATGATATAAATAAACCATTTACATTATGTTTTAATGAAACAATAGATGCATTTACTTCTACATATTCTTTTGTACCATATGTATATATACCATTTAAGAATATATATTTAACTAATAGTATATATAATACACATCAAATTGGTATGCCAGCTAACTTATTGTTTGTACACAATGTAAATGAGAATGTGCAAGCAAGGAATAATTTCTATGGTTTATATTATAATGATGTATTGGGTCGTTATCCATCTAAAATGAGGTTAGTGTTTAATCCACATTATCTTAATTCAAAGGTGTTTGATAATTTATTTATTAATGGTGAAGTTAGGGTATCTACAAGTGAACCAGACTTATATACACGTTATACAAATGAAACTATAGATAATGATTTATGCCCAATACATAATATAATGTTTTATAACAGTTATCAAAATAGTGATGTTATAAACTTAATATATAAAACTAATTTAGAGCGTAGGGAGCGCATATGGACTACAGTTATTCCCAGGAATGCAATCAATAGCCCATACGACACGCAGTATAATGATCCCACAATAGAACCTTTAACGCCTAGGGTTGGTTATACAGAAAGGCTTAGGGATAAGTATTTAGTATGTGAATTTAATACAGTAGTTCCTACTAGTAATACTGAATCATATAGGTTTATTATAGAAAATATAGGTGCAACATATAGGCAATCGCATAGGTAATGAGTACAATAAAAATTAAAAAATCTAAGCAAGGTAGTTTGCATAAACATTTAGGTGTCCCAAAAGGTAAGAAGATTCCTGCTAGCAAACTTAGAATTAAATCTACAGATAGTCCAGCAATAAGGAAGAAGAAGCAATTTGCCATTAATGCTCGTAAATGGCGCCACGAATATGGTGGTTTAGTACCAGAGTATTCATGGGGTGGCGTATTAGCTGACACTGCAGCTGGTGCAGGCATGGGTGCATTATCAGGTAGTGCTGTTCCTGGCATTGGTACAGCTATAGGTGCTGCAATTGGTGGTGCTGGTGCATTCTTAAAGGGGGCTGTAGGCGAGATAATGGGTAACAGGGCTGAACAAGCTGAGTTAGCTAAACAACGTGTAGACAATGCTAATATGGCTTTCAACACTATGATGGGTGCTGGTATACAAAACCCATTTACTCCCACATTTGCTTTAGGTGGTAAAGTTGGTTTAGTTAATGCAGAAATTGAAAAGGGTGAGACAGCTGTATCCCCAGATGGTACAATGTATGAGTATTCATTACCTCCGCATGCTAATGCAATGGGTGATAACTTTAAATATTTTGATCCAGGTACTATGATATTTAGTGATAAATTAAAGTTCAATAAGCATAGGACATTTGCTCAAGAACAGAATAGGTATAAGAAAGTATCTGATAAAGCAGACAAAACATTATCTAATACAGGTTCTACATTTTTACAGAAGGCTACTGCTAAGTTAAATAAAAAGAATGCTCTTAAGATGAGTGTTGATTTATTTGGTAAGCAGGAAGCAATGAAAATGTCTAAGGGTGGTAAGATACCTGGTAAGTTTCCAGGTGGCGGTATAACAGGTGATCCAAGGTATCCATGGCCCGAAAGTACATTTAATGCAATGACTTATGGTGTAAGACCTGGTACATATGTTAACCCATATCAATTAGGTGAGATACCAGTTCTTGGTCATAGGACACCACAGCTTAATATTAATTCACCATTCCCAGTTAACTTAGGTTATAGTGGATTTGGTACAAGTGGTTATCCATGGCCTCAACGAGCTAAGTACACACCAGAACCAGACTATCTTTCACCTTATGATTGGGCTACAGGCAGGGGTTCTAGTCTTAGGCCAGGGGAACCACATATGTCTTATACATCAAATAATTTCTTGTCTAAACCTATAACGCAATCACCATATTTAGAGATAGCTGCTGCACAACCTATTGTAAGGGGGCAATCTCCAGTTGGTATCACAACTACTGCTAGTAGTGGGGGGACTGGTGCAACCGCTACTAAAGGCTCAATACCATCTTTAAAAATGGCTAACTTTAATAGGGCATTTGCCCCTAAAAATGCTCCTTTCTATGATACTACTCCTGCTATGGCATCATTGTATCAATATGGCACTAGTGGGTTCAAACCAGGTGGTGATATTAGTGGTAATTTAGCTGCTGTTAGTCCAGCAAATCCTTCAGCAGCTGATATTAAACAACATTTAAAAGAACATGGTGTAGGACCAGATTGGGGTAGTATAGGCATGCAGGCTTTAGCATTAGCACCAGATATATATAATCTTGGGCATGCATTATTTAGTAAACCTGAGAGAATTGAGCGTACTAGGTATTTCAACCCGTATACAAATCAAATACGTTCTAGGATGAATGATAGGAGATTTAACATAGATCCTATACTTGCTGCTAATAGGGCCGCTAATGCAATATATAACAGGAATGTAAGTAATGCTGCTGGTGGTGATAGGTCAAGGTTATTATCTAACCTATTGGCTGGTATGACTGGTAGGCAAGCTGCTGATGCATCTGCATATGCTAATAAGATTAATATGGACAACCAGTATCTTGCAGAACAAGCACAAATGGATTACACGCTTGGTGCTATGAATGCTAATGCTCTTGCACTAAGGGATGATATTAACGCGCGTAACGCAGCAGCTTATCGTAACTTTGGTGCTGCAGCTGCTTCAGGTTTACAGAATTATGCACTTAACCAAATGCAAATGGACAATCAACTGGCTTCACAGAGGGCTTATTTAAATGTCTTAGAAAGATCTAATCCATTCTTTAATCAGTGGTTAAACTTAGATCTCCTGAAGTCTTATGGTAAATATAATAGAGAATAACTATGGCACGTATAAATCGCTATGACTCCCCAGCGGAGAGTAATTATTTTAATACATTTGTTCCTCTACCATTAGATCAGATTACTGTTCTTGGTATGAAGCGTCAAGAAGACCTTGAGCGTAAACAGGACTTTGCTTATAAGACTTTAGATGAGGCATCATTGATAGACTATATACCTACATCGCATGATGAGTATAGGGTTAAGAATGAATTTTTACCAGAGATACAAAGACTTGCTGAAGAAGCAATGTCTGTAGATTTGAGTAATCCTGTTGAATGGGCTAAGTATTCTACAAGGATTAAACGTTTAGCTTTATCAGATGATATAAAACGTATAGAACAATCTGCTGCTGCCCATAGACAAGCTTTAGCAATTGCTGCAGAACAAAAGATGAAAGGTGTATATAATCCTTTATTAGATGACACTGCTAATTTAGCTAAAGGGTGGGATAGTAGAACTAATATATTTAGTTATGTTCCAGAGTCTCAAATAAATAAAGCAGAATTATTTGCACCTTATTATAGAGATTTAGCTCACCAAAGCAGGTATGGTGAAATGAATGGCATCAAGGGTCAGTGGGTTGGTATTAGCAGGTCTAGGGTTAACGAAGTTGCTGCACAAGCTGCGCAAGAACTTATGGGTACTCCTGGTGGTCAACAAATAGTTAGGTTGGCTCTTACTACAAACCCAACGTTATATGAAGGAAAAGATCCATATGATATACTTAGGATGCAAATGACTGACTATGGTATGCAAAAATACGGTGAAACTTTCCATGCATTTCCTGAATTTGCGCAAGGTATTGGTGATGGTAAAGTACCATTAGTAAGTAGTTGGTCACCAACAGCAACTCCTGGTACGAGCGGTAAATATAGGATGGACCCGTCTGGTGTATTAGGCGGCTTATATTCCGGTGGTGATTCTGGCGAAGGTGATGAACCAGTTAGTGGAAAAGATTTATGGAAAGGAGCTATGTCCGCTGCAGGTAAAGCTGCTATGTCAGGCGGTCAATATCTAGATATGACAGATTATAGTAAAGCTGGACTTACTGAAGAAGGTGAAAATAAAAGAGTTAGTAAGATATTAAGTGACTTCCCAGAGTTACAATTTGATAATAAAGGTAAGAAGTTAACAAATAGGCAAATCATGGAGAGGTATAGGCAATTATCTAAAAACCCAATGGGTGGTGCTATTTATACTTCCAATGATCCAGAAACAAACGCCCTTTTAGATGATCTATTAGATAATAAATTTACTACGTTTAAATACTTAATACCAGGTACAAATGAAGTTCTTAATGTTAGGGAGGCTGCAAAAAAACTTATTGGTACTACAGATGTTGATGAATTTAGGAAATCAATGAGGCCGGCCGGTCCTTCATTTGATTTACCTTATGGTATGGCTATACAGATATCACCTAGTAAGAAAAATAAGTATGCTAGAGGTACAGAGGAAGCTGGTAATCAAATAGTAGCAGTTGGTGATATTGCTATTGAAAATGAATTAGCTAATATAAGGAATATAAAACATATGGTTGAGACTGGTGGCAGAGGTCCTGTTATGTTAGCTACAGACGAGACTGGAACTATGTATGGCGTAGATATAGGGTGGCGAGTTGGTGAAAGAAATGGCAAAGAGGGTTTCGTACCGACTTATAAAATGGTTACATCTAAACCAGATGGTACATATGATTATGTTTATCAAACTGACAAACAAGGTAATGTAATACTTGATGAGCAAGGTAATCCTATACCAATGATGACAAATATGGATGATATATTTAAAGTAATTGTAGATAATATGTTTAAGGGACAGGGGCTTTCGCCCTATGACGTTAATTTAGGTCAATCCGTTAGTTCTACAGCTAGGAGAGTAGTTAGATCAGGTAGGTAATATTTGAATTATGGCAAAGAGATTGTTATATGATACTGTTACTGGTACCGATTCTATGGTTAATCCAGGTACAGAAACTTATTTTAAATTTCCAGACAACCTTAGACCAATCCCCGGTGAATATTTTGATGACTTTGCTGGTGATCCATATAGGCCTTTAAGTTTATACGGGGTTGGGGAATCTAGATTTGATAAAGGTTTGACCTACTTAGATGAACCATTTCTACAAAACATTAGGGCTTCTAGACAGGGCCCTATTGCTCAATTAGGTTCATCTTTTACACAAGCCGTTATAGGGGAAATAGTTGGTGGTACTATTGAAGGTGTTGGTTATCTATTTGAACTAGGTGAATTTAATGATTTGTTATCTGGTGAAGACGAAGAATTTGGTAATGCCGTTAGTAGATTTGGTAAATCAATGAGGGAAGGCATTAGGGAAAAACTTCCTGTGTATGAATATGACTATCGTGAAGGTCAGTTTAGACCATGGGATTGGTCTTGGTGGATGACCAATGGTCCTTCAATTGCCTCTACTATTGCTCTAATGGTTCCTTCGGGCGCTGTTGCAGCTATACCAGGGAGGTTAGCAAAAGGTTTATCGTATATTGGTAAATTTAATAGTGTTATTAGGGCTGGTAGAACTACTGGTGAAGCAGCAGCATTGGCAAACAGGGCTTCTACAAATGTTTCAAGAGTTGTAGCTGGTACTACTCAAGCCATTGTATCTAGGAAGATGGAGAGTATGATGGAAGCTGCTGGTACATACGACGATGCTTATGAATTAGCTATAAGTGCTGGTAAGTCTGAAGAGGAAGCTAGGATTATTGCAGCTAAAGCAGCTAAAGCCAACTATGTAGCTAACTGGGCAATGCTAGCACAAGATGTTCCACAATATTTATTGCTTAATAAATATATAGGTAAGTTTTCAACTAAGTCTGCTGAAAGGGCTGCACAGAAACTAGGTGCTGCGGCTAAAAAAGAGATGGGTCAAAAGGTATCATTTAAGGATTATATACCATCATTAAGTTCAACCTATAATATAGGCAAAGATATGCTTGGTGAAGCTGGTGAAGAAGCATACCAGTATTTCTCAAATCAATATGGTATGTATATAGCAGAACGCATGATTAACCCAGATCTTGATGTATCATTTGTACCATGGATGAAGGAGAATATTGATACAGGGGAATTATTAACAAGTGCTTTCTTTGGTGCTATCGGTGCTGGCTTTATGCATGGTGTTGGTCGTCCAGTAATGGATAGGATGCGCGGTGTTGAAAATGAGCAAGTGCTTGAAGTAAGGTCAATGGCAGAGCGTTATGCTACTATAGGTAAGAATATACTCAATGCTCAAAAGGTTGGCGATGATTATAGGCTCACTATGGAGTTAAGCAAGGGTGGTGTTGAACTTGGTATCAGGGCTGCTATGTATAACTCTAAGGAGCTAATGGACTCTTTCATGGACTTAGTAGACTCTGGTGAGTTTTCAACTGCTTCAAAAGACTTACAAGATTTTGCTGCTAGTGAGGAAGGTAAAGCTATTATCGCTCAAGACAAAAAGAATGCTAAGGAAATAAAGAAGTATGCACAAATGGCCTATGATACTTATAATGAGGTTATGGGTCAAATAAACCAAGAAGGTCATACATTTAATAAAGGGTACAAAAAGGCATTAGACAACCTTAAAAAAACAGGGCGTCAAGTTGATCCCGAATGGTATAAGAAAGCATTAGCATCTGTAATGACATCGGCTTCTATAAATAAAAATATAGTTGATGATAAAGTACAGGAGCTTTCTACTGAATTTCAGGCGTCAAAGGAAAAATACACCAAAAGTGCAAACCAAGTATTTAATTCATTAAGTGATCTTGGTCGTCAATTAGTATTCCTTGAAGCTGAACTTGATGCATTGAAGGATGTAAGGGCCAAGACTGAAAAAGCACACCCAGAAGATATTGTAAATAAATTAAGCGACAATCAAAAGAAAGACCTTGAAAGTTGGTATAAGACTAATCAAGATATGACAAGTGCCATTGAGCAACATATAAATCAATTAAAGGATAGTTATTCTGATGAAGATAAAGCTAACGATTCTACAATTAAAGTTAATAAAAAGGACCTTACTGAGTATAGGGATTTTGGTGCAAGACTTTATCATTTGAAGAAAGACTCCTACATTCTTGGTAGGATGTTAAAGCGTTATAATGATGGTGAACTATTAAGCGAAGCTGAGATTGAAAAGTATGCTAAGGAGTTTGCTGAACGTCAGGAAGAGTATTATGAAAATGGTTTTCAAATAGGTGATACTGTTACAGTTGGTAAGGATGGCCCTACGGCTACTATAGAGAATATTATATTTATTAATGGTAAACCTGTATATACTGTTAGGGAATTTACTACAGACGAAGATGGCAATGTAGAAAGTGCTACTGATACACAAGACTACGATGAAGATGATTTGTGGGCATATGGTACTTCTACTCAACTTAAAGCAGAGTTAGTAGATACAGTATCTTCTACAATAAATGAACCTAATAATGACCCACAAGCTGAAATTAGGCAACGGTTACACAAAGGTGGGTTAAATGATCCATTGACTACTATTGCTGATATGATATCTATGGTTCATATTGAACCCACAGCTATTAATCAATTAGTTCACAGAGATCCTAAATTAAATTCTTTACTTAGCACACCATTTTCTGAAAATCCCAACTTTAGTAAAATATTAGCTAATAGTAGGGTAGAGTATACTATAGATCTTAGTGACAAGCAAAAGTTTTGGGTAAAACATAAGGCCCTTAAAGATAATATTATTGCTATTCAAACTAATAAAAAAGCTACTGCTAAAACTAAAGACAAACAAATCAAAGCTTTATTAGACTCTTTACATAAGGGGATTGATACTAATCAATTTAATCATGTAATTGATACTATTCCTATCAAGGTTGCTGTAATAATAAAAGATGGTGATCAAGAAACCAGATATGATGGCAATGATGAGTATAATCTTTATGTACATAACTCTGACTTTTGGAACATAGCTGCCCCATTATCTATTCTTTTAAAGGGTGATGACAAAGCAAGCGAGGAGTATATATTAGAACAAAGGATTGGTACTCGCGAATTTAGGTTTACTTTATTAGAAGAGTTATTAAGGTCAGATATAGCTGTAGCGAATAACCTTGAAAGACTTGGCGGTCACTTAAATAGGGTTTCTACATATGGTACTATACACGAAAGACTTGGGGACGACCTTACTGATGTAGACCTGTGGGTTGGTATTACTGATACAGACGGTATTGCATATCCTTTTGTAGAATCTGGTGTTAGGGGACAATGGGAGACTGTACCAGGTAGTGTATTATTTAGGACAAACAAAACACTTACTGGTGAAGAAATATTTGTACCTGCTACAATATCATCTTTATCCAAAGAACATGCTGAGATAATATGGGACTGTTATTTAATTTTAGCAGCTGGTTTTCCATACTCTTCAAAGTTAAATAGAGATGATATTAAGAATGCTACAGTAGGTGAGATACTTGACTTGTTAGTTACACAAGGTGAGAAGGTATCAAACTTAATGCAAGACGAGAATCAAATATTATATTTAAAGGGTAGACAAGAGTTACACTTTGGTAAGCACATTATTAAAGATATAACTAAAGCCACTGATGCACAACGCGGTGAATTCATTAAATGGGCTAATCAACATAAGAAATATAAAGTACCGTTTGCTGTTAAGGGTTTAGGTTTTAGACTTAACTCAAAATATAAGACTAGGACTGGCATTAAAATTGGTTCATTTGAACTTAAGCCAAATGATGATAGGACCTGGGCTCAAATGATGATGAGCACTCCTATATCTACTGGTAAAGCTGGTAATAGGTATGCTGTTGTTACTAACGTTGAAAGAGTTGTAGACGAAAAGACTGGTGAATTTAAGGAGAGTATAATTCATTCTCCATCATTAAAGGTTAGGGACTTAGACGTTAAAGGTTACAATAGGGATTCTACTACAAAAGAACCAGTTACACCAGTTACACCAGAGCCTACAGTTGATGTTACACCTACTACTGAACCTGTTGCTAATAGTTTAGACGAAATACTTGGTTCTATCGAAGTTATAGGTGGTGACGATGCTGTTGTTGGGTTTTATAGGAATAAGGAAGTTGAAACAACAACTGAAACTGTATCTGATGCTGAGTTTACTTGGTTGAAGAACAGACTAAAGAGTGGTGCTACTGTTGAGATGTCAGACCGTTTTATAGAGATTGTTAAAGACGGTCAGTCAAAACAAGCTTATGGCGCATTTAAAGCCAGTGCTATATATCTCTATAGTGGTGCTGTAAAGGGTACTATATATCATGAAGCATTCCATAGGGTATCTTTAGGTTACTTATCAGACGAAGAGCGTGAGCGTTTCTATAATAATGCAAGGGTTAAATATAATATGCCCGATGCTACTGATAGTGAAATTGAAGAGAAACTTGCTGAAGAATTTAGGTTGTGGCGTAATCACAAAGAATTAAACGCTGAAATTGAAGGTGTTTCTATATTTGATTGGGTTAAGAATTTATTTAACTTTATTAAACATTATTTTACTGGTGCCAATGCTATACAGAATTATGAAGTAGAAACATTGTTTAAGTTAATAGATCGTGGTGCATTTAAATATCATAAGATCAAGCGTTCAAGGTTAAAGGAGTTAGCTAATGTTGAGGCACCGTTAGAGCTTAGTACTTTAGGCGAAGGCTTCTACGATGTACCATTTGTTAATACACGTGCTGAGTTTGAAGATTTCATTAAAGGTCTTGGTACAATACTTATTATACAAAACGATATAAGGGACTTAGCAGACGTTAAGTCAATGAACTTTCAAAGAATGTTTAGTTACATCTATGATAAGTTTATACCAACTCGTGAAAAGACTGTAGTAAATTTAAAGAATTATTTAGCTGCTGGTAAGTTTAAGGAAGGTGAAACAGCAGAACAAATACAAAGTATTATAAATGATTTTGAACGTTCTATAGCATTATATGAATCAATAAAAGAACCCAAGTATCAAAAGATATATATGAGTCATTTAAAGAAAGTATTAAGGACTGAGTATGGCATTAATGTTATATCAAAGGATGATAGTGACTTATTAATAGACGAGGACGAAGAGACTATGTCACCTCAAGAGTTAATAACAAGGTATAGCAAAGAGTCTTTTGAACTTAATATTGTTGATAATGTAACAGCTAATGTTAAGTACTTAATCTCTATATTACCTAAGTCTTCAAAGATCAATCCTATAACTGGTACATATGAGTTTGTTAAGTTTAAGGAGACATTTGATAGTTTATTGTTTCACTTATACAACTTAGACTCTTTGGAAGAGATGTTAGACAAGTTGGAAGAGCTTGGTAAAACCAATCATGCTTTCTCTGTACTACATAAGCGGTTGGTTCGTGGTTCACCTAACTTAAGAAATCAATTTAAGGTTGCTATGAGTAAGCATAAACATTTATATATCAACTTTACATACACCAGGGATTATGGTAAGTATGATACTCCTATATATCAAATATTTAGGGCTGATGTTAACAGAGCTGAAGAAGCTGAGAAGTATGACTGGGCTGAACAATTCCTTATGTCAGAATATATGGATCATGGGGAAAAGGTAGGAGACGTGCAAAAGCTCAATATAGAACGACTTACCAAGGTTTATGAGGATTATGTTAGCTTTGAGAAGGAAGTGCGTAGAAACGCACGAAAACAGCTCTCAGCGGAGGAATTAGGTGCTTATGCTGATAGGTTCATAGAATTAGTACGTGCAGTAAGGATTGACATTGACAAGACTATCCTTGATGCATATATAGCTGGTAAGGTTAGGGCTGCTGGTCGTAAGTCTTTTGGTGTTAAGGAAGCATTAGTAAACTTAATTACAAGCGAATTTACATCACAACCAGGTCGTGAAGAGGATCCTGCTGGTTACTTCTACAGGTTAAAATTATTAGCTGGTAAAGCATTAGACCATGAGAAAGCTGTAGCAGAACGTAAGAAAGGTGCTCGTGCCATAGAGTATGATCTTGATGCTGATATAAGGTCTATCTACTTAGGTAAAGATAGTGTATATGCTATTAGGGAGTTAGCTAGGAAGCGTTATGAAGTTTATCCAGACTTACTTAGTGATATTGTAATAGGACCTGAAGGACATCAGTACTATACTTATTCATTAAGGACATATACTTCAGACCGTATTAAACAATTAAAGGATAAGGCATTTGTAGATCGTAAACTTAATAAGGTTGGTAATAGGCATAGTATATTCCTACAACAGTTATCCAATGATCAAAATGTTAGGGACGCTGTTAATATTAAAACAATGTCTTCATTCCAAGAACGCGATGCACATGACTCTGGTCAATCATACTCTGATATAAATACTATAGAGGACTATATCCTAAGGTTAGGTGCATTGCATAATTATGATACACTTGTGCCATTCCCAATTATAGCAGACCGTACTACATATTATTTCTTAGAGGGGTTTGATATACCTAAGAATTTATATGAACTTAATACTGAAACTGGTGAACTTGAGTTTACAGACGAGATATTAAGTATCTTCATGGGTTATGCTGAGGATGAACGTGAACGTATTAAAGATGCTAAAGATGTAATTAAACGATATAAAGCTGCCGTTAAACGTAAGGACGGCAGTGACCTTGATATTCTTAAGAATGAAATGGTGTTAAATTATCACTATAAATTAAAAGGTGATCAAATAATACCAGAGAGCGCCAATGCCATTAAATACATTGAATTTAGTGAGTTCAATAAGCGTGGTTTTGATTTTGAAAGGGATGCTCGTAACTTAATTATAGAGCACCTAAAGAAAGTTGTAGACTTTGGTATGGAAAGGGCTGAGAAGCTTGGTGTTTATACTACAGAGATAGATAGGGAAGATGATTCTATAGTTTATAGGAACAATTTATTAGACAGGAATGTATTTGCTAACTATGCAGATACGTATGGTACTTATGAGAAAGCTATTCGAGCTATTATAGCATTCAATGAAATAGGTATGATTATATCAAACTTTGAAATTAATAAGATATTTACTGGTGCCCCTGCATTCTATAAAGGTGATGAAACAAAGTCTATACAACAGGACAGGATTAAACGTTTGATGGTTCTTACATCTAGCGGTGATCCTATACATCAAAAGACAACAGATAAAGGTGTTATAGACGATGCTTTTACAATGGCATCATTGGCTACTCAAAAACTCAATATGTCTCGTGGTGAATATAATAATCAAGATCCTTCAAATTATTATCATACCCTTAGGAACTTATTAATTGTTCGTTATTCACAATTACTTGTTAGTGAAATAAAGTATAAAGACAAAGAGTTATACAATAAGCATGCTAATATTTTATATGAGGACTACATCATTGAGAAAGATGGTGTTGAAACATTTGACTCTAATAAAATAGACAACCTTGAGAAAACTGTATTAAGGGGTGCATTTGGTATTGATATCAATGATATACTTGAACCATATAGGAATATAGACAGTACAGATGGTCAAGCTTATGTATCTCCTACAATGTATAGGTCTATGCTTATACAATTAGGTGAGTGGCCTGATTGGAAAGAGAGAGCCTATAATAATATTATGAGTAGGCGTAACTGGGACGATTTAACTACTGAAGAGAAGGATGAGCTGCTTAAATTCTACATGCAGCCACTTAAACCTGTGTTTTTTGACCTTGTTGATCGAGGTAATATAGAAGTACCAGTATATCTTAAGATGTCTGTAATGCCTTTATTCCCTGGTCTAGTGGATGGTACTAAACTCGAAGACCTTGCTAATAGGATGGAAGCTATTGGTAGGTATGCTGGTCAGAATAAGATAGACATGGTTACTTATGATAGCGCCGTTAAGGTTGGTTTGGGTTATACTGCTCCGTTATATAGTAATCAGTATACAGAAGAATTAAGTGATTTAAATGATTTACATTATACATCATTACCATTATCATCATTAAGGAGACAATTAGTTACAGATCCGCATGATATTAAAGAAACTAAATTAGGCACTCAGGTTATAAAAATTAACCTAGCTGACTTAATGTTAGACGAACATGTGTACAATATACCTGGCGTGGAAGATTCTATTACTGGTAGAGAATTAGCAAATATTGTATTTAATTGTTTAGCATCTGTTAGTGATAAGGGTCTTGCTAAACTTAAAGAAAGAATTGGTTATAATGATGTAACCAAACAAGTAGACTTGCAATTGCTTACTAAATCACTTAGGGAAGATGCTATCAAAAGCAATATGCCTGATATGATTGTAGATGCACTTAGGGTTGAAGGAGATGGGTTATATCTTGAACTCGACTCATTTAGCAATAGGAAACAAATATTCAATAGACTTATTGGTGATGTTGCCAGGAATACCATTGACATTGAGATGCCTGGTAATCAATTTATACAGCTGTCTACAACAGGTATAACTACAACTTCATCTGATAATCTTAAGTGGTATAAACTTGATATGGATGGTAATGTTAAAGCGGCAGAATGTGCTATATCTATTACTTTATTCAAACATCTTATACCTAATTATAAAGATATAAGTTTTAAGGAAGCAAGTGATTATGTATTAAAACATATACCTGAGATATTGGTATATCGTATTCCTACACAAGGTCAATCATCTGCTATGTATCTAAAGGTGGCTAAATTGTTACCAGAACAAGTAGGCGATACTATAGTACTACCAAAGGCTGTTACTGCATTAACTGGTTCAGACTTTGATATTGATAAAATGTTTGCAGTTAGGCATTCATACTTTGTTAATGAAAAAGGTGAACTTGAAAAGATTAAATTCTTTGATAAAGAAATAGATGGTGTATCACCGCAAGAATTAGCGTTTGAACATCAACATAGGCGTATTATATCGCAATATACTCAGCAAATAAGGGAGTTACAAAAAAAGTTATTTGATGAAAATGTTCCTCAGGCAGAGAAAACTACTCAATTGAGAATGTTTATAGATTCTGCAATAGAAGTTATGCCCGAATCAATGCAAGTTGAATTAAGGGATATCTTGTTAGAAATGGAGATGGCAGAGTTCTATGAGGAATGGGTTGGTATAAAGACTGCTAAACGTTTATCAGATCTATTAGACAAGTGGAATTATGATAGCGCTAAGGCTGAGTTCTTAGAGAAGTATAAAGAAGCATCCCCATATGAGTATAACTCTGAACAAGCCATTAAGAATAGGTTATTAGATGCTTATTTGTCTATATATAAGAATTCTAACAATATACAACAATCACAATCGCCACTTGGTGCTTATAAGAAAGAGCTTACTACATTGGCTGGTAATATAACCGAAGAGGATAGCGGCAGCATGTTTCATATTTATTCTGCAACAAATCAAAATATATTAAAGTTTGAATATACCGGTGGTGGGGATGGCATTGGGCCATCTGCATTAAACAATGTACATCATGTGTTGTCTCAATTAGCTGGTTTGAAATATAGGGGTGCGTCATTTGGTTTATTAAATAGGGACAAAGCCGGTAGGATAGATTTAAGTGGTAAATTAGGTGTAGACCATAAGAGCATTATGGCTTGGCTGTCTACATTGATTGATGCTCACGTAGATTTAGCTAAGGATAATTATATTATGAAACTTAATGTTAACTCTGCTACATATAACTTTGTTATGTTTATGATTAGGGCAGGGTTTGGTCTTGACACATTTAAGTTAGTATCACAGCCTATAATTAAAGACTTGGCCAATAGGATTAATTGTTCTGGTAGGTATAGCAAGATGTCATTATATGGCAGTAAAAAAGCTGCTATGAGTAAAACTATGCAGTATTGGGAAGACTTACTGTCAGATAAAGCTAAAGAAGAATATAAAGAATTTAGACTTAGGAAGAAAGAAGTATATCAATTTATACGTACTGAGAAAGCACTTGAAAAGGATTATTTAAATACTAAGGTTGAAAATCTCAAGGGCGATGAAAGAGACGCATTTGTGCTTCATCAGTTAAAGATACTCCATATTTATAATCATTTTAACAAGATGGGCGAGGCTCTCAATAACTTTGTACAGATATCACAAATTGATACAAAGAAATTTGGTCGTAGTGTTACAGACATTATTCATTTCCAAAAGAGAGTTAATGACTTTAAAGCTGATAATAAGTTTGTAAACGCTGATATATTATTCCCAACTAACCCATCAGAGATTAGGAACGGTCAATCGTTATTAGGTCCATATTATAAGAACTCTATACTATTCCTATTAGATGTATTACCTGGTTTAACTATGTATGCGTCTCCTGGGTTTATAGAGATAGTTAATACTATACTCAATCTCAGTGGCAATGGTGATACATTAAATAAGAAATTAGTTAATACTGTAGCAGACGAAGTATTTGCCGCTATTGTAGGTGATTTCTTCTTTGATGTAGACGAAGATGGTAACCCTGAAGAGAACTCCTTTGGTTTAAAGAAGAACAATGTTGTTACGGTTATGCGTAATGTAATGGATGTTATAACCAGGGTTAAGTTCTCTGATGAGCCTATAGCTAAGAGATTTAGGGATAATCCTATATTTAGTTTATTCCTTAAACGTCCATTAGCATCAGAGAGAGGTTTACCATTTACTTCATACTTAGCTATTACTAGGAAAGCATTCTCAGATGTGTCTGGTACAAATGATTTTATGTATGGTATATTAGACCTATTAAGCGCTACACCTAAGGATGAGAGTGAAGTTGAAATGATTAAGGAAGTACATAGCTTTGCTCGTTCATTATTTGTGTATAGCTACCTTAATTCAGGGTTTAGGAATAGGTTACACTCATTCTTTAATGTTATACCACCAGTATTATTTAAGTCATTAACAACTGGTAAACGCGAAAGAACATTATCCTATAATGAATTTATTAAGGGTAAGAAAGAATTATTTGCAAGCGAACTTAATACTGCATTATCTGTATATGTAGATAGGGTGTTCACTAATACATGGTCAAATAAAATGCTTGTACCCAGTGTTGCTGGCAATGATATAACAGATATATTACCTAACATAATGGTTCCCAAAAAGGATCCTAAGACAGGTGAAATTACTAAAGATTGGCTTGATGTAGATGGTGATCAAAATATAGATAAATACTTCCCGCCAAAAGTTTATATTTTAGGTGATGGTTCAAGTGAGGGTAGCAGTGTTAAACGTAGGTTCTACTTAGGTAAGAATAAGGATAATGAACCTGTGTTTGTTAAGTACCTCATCAATTGGGAGTATAGGGACGATAGGATTGACATGTATGGTAATGTAGCTCCTTACTACGAGCCTCATTTATTGGAGTATGTGGGTTATATTAAGTCCTATGGTAGTGAAGAAGATGTATATGAAGCTGGTGATTTTGACTATGCGTACTATGAAGCAGAGTCCGACGATGAAGATTATGCAGAATCAACTGATACTGATGTAGAAGAGACTGTAGAAGAAACCGAAGATAAAAAAGTAGTTATAGTACATCCTGTATATAAAGTTGTTAGGCGTAACTCATATGAAAAGTCTGGTATAGTTATTAAAGTTCCTGGTATGACGCCAGATAGCTTTATTAAAGGCGCTAATGAGGATAACTTAGTAATAGAAGATGGTGAAGAAATTGATTACTTTAACAGCCCGCATATACAGTCTAGGATTGATAATAAAGAATTTATACCTGTAACTAATCTTGTTGTGTTTACAAAACCAGATCGTGAACGTGAAGAGGGTGATAAGGCACTTGCTGTTATGGCCCAGTCAGGTAAGACAATAACACCTGAGATTGAATCTGAAACACCATTGTTTGATGCATTACCAGAAAGGTCTTATGCTCCTACAATGACATATGCTGGTATAGGTAGTAGGGGTACACCTGAGCATATATTACCACTAATGACAGAAGTTGCTAAAGAGTTAAGTAAACTTGGTTATATACTTAATACTGGTGACGCAGTTGGCGCAGACTCAGCATTTACTGAAGGGGCGCCAGATGATATGAGACGTGTATTCCGCGCATATCACGCTACAAATCTTACAAGATCGATTGCTAAAGAAATACATCCTAATTGGGACGCTTTAATTAGCAAGGGTGAATATGCTGCAAATTTAATGGCACGTAACACTAACCAAATATTTGGTGCTGAACTTAATTTACCGGTTGATTTTGTTATATTCTGGGCTGAAGAAAGCAGTAACCCGTTGAGACCAGAGGGTGGTACTGGCCAAGCTGTAGAAATGGCTAGGCGTAAAGGTATACCTACAATCAATATGATAGATGATAATTGGCGTGAACAGTTAGACAATCTATTAGCAGAATTAAAGCAACGTAAAGCTGATCTTAAGACACGTAAAGAAACTGAACCTAAGGTGTCTACTTCTACTATAGAAGTTACTAAACTTGGTGCGACGCCTATTAAAGCAGCAACCGATAAGTATACTAGGGAATCTGTTATGAAAGATACAGACTCATTATATATATTTACAGATAATACTGATAGGACATCTGGCACTAAAGCTAATGTCAGTGGTTGGTATGCAGAAAAGTATGGGGAAGGATTATCATATGGTACAGATCGTAACCCAACTACTGCTGTAATTAGGGGCTTAGATAATGCATATCCTATAAGTACTATGAAATGGTTCTATAGGAAACATAACGTTAGTGTTGAAGAAGCCAGATGGACAGATGAAGAATTTGATGAGTTTAAAGAAACTATAGATGACGAGATAGATCAAATAAAGAAAGCAATTAATAGTGGCAAATTTAAACAAATTATAATTCCCATGGGTGATGGTTTCTTTAATACTAGGATTTCTAATATTACTGAAGAAAGAACTCCCAATATATATAAATATCTAAAAAATAAGTTAGCAGAGTTAAAATCAATTGGAACTATAGACGAACCTATAAAAATTGCTAGTAAAAAAATTAAAAATCATTCGATGGTTTATTCAATGCCAGGTAAGGACAATATTACTGGCGTAGATACTTCTACTATTGAGATGTGTGAGATTGGTCTACGAACTGCTACAACCAGATCATATCCACTTGGTGAAGTTGGGGATATAATAACATTTGCTGATAGGCCTCAAAAATATATAATTACTGATATTGAACAACTTACAGAAGAAAAGGTTACTGATCCAAAGTGGGTAGAAAAGTGGTCTGATAAGGAAGGATGGACTACAAAATATTTCTATTCTCATCTTAATAAAAAAGGATCTGCTGTAAAGACTGGTAATTATCAGACATCGTTTAAAAAGATTAGTGATGCTGAAATTGCAGAAACTATTCGCACAAGTGAAATTACACCAGAACTTGTAGCAAGAATTAATGATAAATTCAAAAATAAAGAAGGCTTTATTCCTTATAGTGCAGAGGATTTAATGAATATGCCAGCTAGAGAATTTAATAATATTATAAAGTGCTTATAACATGATTAAGTGTGTTAACATTAATCACCCTGATTTTGATCGGCTGCTAAAGGATTCAGGAATGGATCCTATAGCTTTGTCAGCTGAAATGGGGGTTTGGATGGAAGAGAATAATACAGACGAGTGGCCTACTTTAGAACAATTGGGTATAATCAAGAAGAAGTCTTCTTTTATTTCAGATAGATTTAAAGATTTATTAAGTTCAAAAGACGATATTGCTATTAAAGATATTGAACAGTTTATCAAAGGTTTAGCCAATACATTCTCTAGTAAGAAATATGGTGGTCACTATACTGTACGCAGGGATGATATAATGCAAGTTGGTTTTAATCAAGCGCAACGAGCGAGGGATATTGTAGCAGAGATTAATAGGATTGTACCAGATTTATTATATTTACAAGATAACCCCATATATTATAGGAATCAACAAACAGGACAATACTTAATAAATAAAGATACTGGTGAACGTGTTGCTCGTGGTGATGTATGGACAAAAGTAATTATAAGTGAAACAGCATTAAAACGTTACCTTGCATCAAGGTCTCAGTTATCATTTGACTTTGATCAACCCAAAGGACTTAGCGAGGATGATGTAAAGAGTATTGAGGATACAATGCCTGAATTTAAAGGACTTATTGGTGACACATTACCAATGGAGTTTGACCAATTTGAAAATCCCGAAGCTGATCCTAAGTTAGTCAACCTTATATATGCAGAGGCTAAGAAAGTGGGTGAATTACTTGATGGGCAAGGTGATACTGCTAGACCAATGGCTTTATTAGATGCTATAGAAGATAAGGTTGGTTTATCAGAAGTTAATGCTGAACATAAGAAACTTATTCAAGATTCACTTGGTGATTTGGCTGATATAGAGTTTAAGATTATAAAGAGGATTGATTTACATAGCTTAGCTGGTGGTGCATTTAGGAAACATATACATGATTATGGTTTCACTCACATTAGTGCTAAGGATAATACACGTACTATATATTTAATTAAAGACAACCTTGATGTACCTGGCCATGGTACATTTGACCTGTTAGCTTCTACAATATTACACGAGTTATATCATGGTATATTATTTAATGCTATAGACAATCCTACAAGTGAAGCTGAACGTGAATTATCCAATGAGGTTAATAAGTTATTTAAAGCAGCAAAATCACAGACTACGTTTACTACACATGCTGCATATAAGAATGTACAAGAGTTTGTATCATATGGTTTAACAGATCATAAGATTGTATCAGAACTTAAGGATATGAAGTATAACTGGTGGCAACGTTTTATACGTGCTATAGTTAATTTCTTTACTAGGTTTACTGATGCTGGTGAAGGTGGTAAATCACTTACATATTATGACTCTTTATATAATGCCGTATTTGGTTATATTAGTAAGCAACGTACTATTAAACCTGTATTAAATGGTGAAGTAACATTGGCAGCCGGTGAGCCTATAAAATGGTTAAGTGGTATAACTGGCTTAAGAACTACATATGAGAACGCTAAGTTAATTGCTAATAATTTTAATAGAACTTTAAAATCATATCATAATTTCCTTGCTAATGTATCACCAAACGAAGCTGAATTTATAACTACGGAGCATGGTCAAAACATAATGGGTTTCTCTGGTGTACCATCAGATTTAATTGCCAAACAAAAAGACCTATCAAAATTCAAATATAATAATGTTTATGCTACTATTAGGGAAGCTGTAATGAATTATGAAGGCAGAGCTAAGATTGTAGATAAAGAAGCATTAATAAGTATGTTAGAGAATAGATTTGGTAAGAATGCTGCTGTAGTTACTAATGTATTTGTACACAATATAGATAGGAGAATGTATGATGTCATAGACTTTGTTGTTGTACATAGCGATGATGCTAGCAAAGGTTCTATTGTATATAGCTTTGTAGACTTCTATGAATCAAATGGTGAAATGGCTACATTTGAAGATGTTGTTAAACTTGATAAGAAGAAGGGATTATATAAACCTATGGCTTGGAGTGATAGGTTGGATATGAGACTTAGCTGGGCAAATATAATGTTTAAGCATAAGTTTTATGTTGAAAGACAAGGTCCTGATATCTTATTTGACGCCCACAGTTTAAATGTAATACCAATAGCAGAAGATAATGAAGGCAATGCTAGATTAGATGGTGATATAACAGAAGTAAAGATGTCTGGTATGGGTCACTTCTTCTGGCGTGATAGTTTTGATAAAGCGCGTGCTCAAGCATTTGAAGAATATCAATCGGATATAGACATTGAATTATCAGATGAAGTAGAAGATTATACTAAGGAGTACTTCAATAGGATAGAGTTAGAGATGCATACGTTAAAAGAGGATCAAAAGCTAGTATACGATGCTATAAAGATGTTACATAGACGTGGTCTTGTTAGTAGGGCGTTTGGTCGTAGGTTAGCTACTGTTGAAATTAGTGGCTTACTTAAGACTTTAATAACTGAGCACGAGGAATCACAGAGAGCTATAACGTCATTGGTAGAATACATCTATAAAGAGTTAACTAAGGCTTTTGCTATGCTGCAGGAAACAGATATGCAAAATAAGAAAATCAATAAGAATACATTAACCGCCTTCTATAACATGACTAAGTCGTTTGAGATAATAAACGATATTGCGTCATACTTTATGATTATAGAGAAGGATACTCCTGAGCTAAAAAACTTAGATTTAAAGATAAAGGAGAGTATAAGCTGCTTGGCGTATATTAAAACCGCTTACAAAAATAGGGCTATAAACTTGTTAGTAGATTTCCTTGCGCCTTACTATAGTAGGATAAAGAATGAACAATTAGAAAAGTATGCTAATGACTATAGGAGGTTTAAGTATTGGCTAAGTCGCATTGAAAAGGGTGATGAACGATATACAAAATATGATTATCATCGTAGAGTACCTAGCAACTTTAACCCAGACTTTACCGAGGAAGAATATGTAGCATCGCAGTATAAAAAGAATGAAAAGAGCATCAATGATAGCACACGTCTTATTATAGCAGAGGAATTAGTCAAGGGTCAAAAGGATATTGCTTACTTAACAATGTTAGTAGATAACATACTTGATACAGATGATGCTGTTGTAGGCGCATTTGTTAAAGCACTTAGTACTATAGATGATGAGATACGCTTAGATATTGAAGAGAAGCGTTCAAATTACTTCCTTATACTTCAAGATTATGAACGTTATATGACCAATAGTCGTAAGGCATTTACCAATTACATGGAAATGTATGACTTTATGCTAAGTCGTGACCCAAAGACTGGTAAATATAATGGTTATATTATAACACAGTTTAGTCCAGAGTTATTGAAGAAACGTGACTCTATATTTGCAATGACTGAATTGTACGATGAAGAGGAAAAGAAATTCTTCCGTAGCACATGGCTTAACTACAATATGCCAGTTAACTATGATAAATATTTAGATGCTCTACTAAATCATATAAAGTCATTAGCTGAGTCAGGTAAAATAACTGAAGCCGAACTCAAACATATGTACAATCACTTAGCAACGGATAGGAAATATTTTGATGTTAAGTTTTTACTTGAGAAAGGTTATATCAACGAGGATATAGCTAACGATTTATATGAGTGGATAGGTGTTAATAGGGATTTATATAGGGAACCTGCTGAAGAATGGATTACAGACGAATGGCGAGCACTTAGTAAAATACTTGAAGATAAAGATGATCCACGTAGTCAAGTATATAATGCTATCATAGAAATGCGTGATTTAGCAGATTCTATGGTACCTGCTAGCAGGGGTATAAAGAATAGGTTGCCCGGTGTTATAAAACAAAAGGAAGAACGTGTGGGTGCTGGTCAACCTGTAGGTAGGTTAATAGCAGACTCTTTAAGAAAGACGTTTACTTTCCAAGTCGATGATACTCATAGGCATAATGAGATTATTACAGAAGGCAAAGAAGCATTATATTTCTTACCAGTACATTACAATAAACCTGTTGTAAAAGTTATAGAAGAAGATGGTAAACAAGTAATACGATTTGATGAGGAGAATCAATCATTTGACTTATTTAGTATATATTTCTCATACTTAACATCTGCTATATCATATAGTAAGAAGCGAACTGTGCTTGCTGAAATTGATATGATGAAGAATCTATTGAAAGTAAGGGAGTTACCTAAAAAAGCTTCGTTAACCAGTGTATTAAAACGAGTTAAGGATGATCCATCGGATATATTAAAGATGGGTTATAAAGAACAAGCTGTTAAGGTTGGCGGCAATATATATGAAATGTTTAATACATGGGTTAATGCTATATGGTTTGGTCAATATTCTGCGGATGTAGGTAAGATATTTGGCCTTGATGCTGGTAAGATAGCGGAGTTTATTAAAAAGTATACGGCAGTAAAGTTACTTGGTCTTAACGTAATCCAAGGTGTAGCTAACGTTACACTAGGTGAATTCCAACAGTGGAATGAAAGTATAACTGGTGAATTCTTTAAGGCTCCTGCTTATGGCAAAGCACACTTAGACTATTTAGCTAACTTACCAGGTATAGTTGCTGACTTAGGTTCACGTAAGCCGAGGAATATATTAAGTTTATTGGGTCAGCACTTTGACCTTATGGATATGCCAGAAGCAAGGCGTTTAGGTAAACGTTCAAGGATAGGTTGGTTATCATTAACAGACTTTGCGCAATCAACTAACACTGCTGGTGAAAATTTTATGAAGTTTAAGTTTATGTCAGCTATGTTATATCAAAAACGTGCATATGATAAGGATGGCAATGATATAGGTTCTATTAGGGATTTTTATACTACAAAATCATATAACAAGAAAGGTGAAGAAGTTGATCCGCATGATAATCCACATGAGGTAAGGCTTACTAAACTTGTATTTGATCCTGAAGGTAAAGTAGACTTAGTTAAATCTGAATGGACGCCGGCCCATAGAAATGATTTTAAACAACGATTAGAAGGGTTATTAGGTAGGATACATGGTGACTGGTCTAATTTAGCTAGGGCAACTATACAACATCATCCTTGGGTATCTATGTTATACATGTTTAGGCGATTTATACCACCTGGTTTCCGTAGACACTGGGGTAAACATCGTTATGAAACACGTAATTTACAGAGTGTAGAAGGAATGTATATTAGTACATTTAACTTCCTCTTTAAACCATTTATAGACGCATTTAGGGCTAAGCGCAACCTTGATGCTGAAATAAACGATATAATCCCTTTAACGTGGGGTGAACGTTGGGCAATGCTATCGGATCATCAGCGTGCTAATATTGGTCGTACGGCCTTAGAAATAGTCGATGTAGCCATGATTATGCTACTCTATAGATTACTTGCTGGTGATGATGACGATGAACTATCTTATGCAGATGAATTCCTCATATATCAGTTACTTAGGTTAAAGTCTGAAATATTATTCTTTATATCACCGGGGGAAGCTATGAAAATATTACGTTCACCTATGGCTTCAATGTCTGTTTTTGAAGACTTAGCTAAGTTTGCTCAACAAGCAATGAACCCATTTGAAGTATATGAGAGTGGCCCTTGGGATGGTCAATTAAAGATATATAGGCGTTTGGTTAGTATGATACCTATCTACAGGCAAGCATACAGGCTACGTGATGTTGGTGATCAAATACCATACTTCCAACGCCCACAATAGTGTGACTTAAGTTTCATTAAAATTTAATTATGGGTATGTAAAAAAAAGGGGGTCTCTTGACCCCTTTTTTATTTCCCCTTAGATTTTAAGTAAATATATTTGCTAAGGTGATCACGCATAATAAGTACTATCTTATCTATAGTCTTATTGTTACTGCTCAGTATACTCTTATGTATATTGTCTATTAGCACAGGATCTCTGTATTCTTTAGGTAGCATAGACTCTACAATAGTCCTAAGTATCACAGGATCTGTTACTTTAAACTCTACAATACTTTCAAATCTACCGGGTCTTTTCATTATAAATCCTGGTAACCTTGAAGTATCATTTACTGTTGCAATAAATATTATATTCTCAGGACTATCTACACCATCTAATAATGATAATAAAGGAGCATCATTATTACTTACAGATTTCTCAAATTCATCAAATACCCATACTATGGGTTTATCTGTGAATGTTCTAAGGTGTTGAATGATCTTCCTTGTCATTTCACCATCTACTTCTGTTGTAACGATGCATATACCACCTTTTTTATCAACAATCCTTTGCCCAATTAAACCAGCTGTATATGTTTTACCAGTTCCTGGTTCTCCACAAAACATCAGTCCTATTTTGTTTTTTAATTTGAGTATTCTTTTTGCTTCAGCCATAGCATCGCTAAGGTGAATATTAATCAAGTTATCAATTCGTTTGTATATTCCTGCTTTTACAAACTCTTTATTTACAAATGTATTAACTTTATTTAGGTATAATACTTCTCTTGTACCAAAGAATGTTTCAATCTTTTGTACTTTCAGTGAATATACACCTGGTTCTAATGTAGTTTCAATATTATCTATGGTTTCAAATGAAATCCTTAAAGAACCATCTTCTTCTCTTATGAACATTCTGTTATCTTTTTGTTAGTTAATAAAAAAGGGGGTATTATAACCCCCTTTTATTTGTTTGTATTATTTAAAAACCATAAGAGAACTTTACATTACTGCTTTCTAAAGTTTTTAAATAATCTCTAGCCTTACCAATAGCACTGGTGGTATTTATACGCTTAAATTCTTTACGTCCAACAAATTGTTTATAAAGCTCTTCTGCGGCCCTAAGTATTTGTTTACGGAATAACTTAGTGAATAAACCGCGCGGCCATACAATCCTTTCACCATCTTTAATAGTTTCGAGATATGCTATTTGCTCATTGAGTTTATTAATTTCAGCAAGTCTTTCAGCTTCAACAATATTAGCGGCTTTGTCGAGTTTAAGATTCTCATAATCTTCTTTGACATCTTTTAATTCTTTATGAAGTTCTTTAATTTGATCTTCATAATCATCTACAATGTCATTGTGATATTTCCTATTTTTCTTCTCTAATGCCGTAATCTTGTCTTTTAAATTATCAATCTCTTCTTTCTGAGATTTAACAATTTTCGCCTGCTCTTTATTAATAGAGTTTTCTATGATCTTTACTAACTCAGGTGAGTCTTTTGAAAGCCTTACAAAATTGTTGTAGAGAATACCGCTTGGGTTTTCAGCATTTGTTAAATACACATAAGTGTTAGCTTCTGATACATCGTTTTCTAACTTACTTATTTCTGTATTAAGGTGTGCAATTTCACAATTGCGTTGTGTAACAATGTCTCGCTGATTCTCAAGTTCTCTTTTAAGGTCATTCACCTCATCAATCATAGATTTATACTCATTAAGAGTAATCGTCATAGTATTAATTGCATTTTCCATATTATTGTTATTGTTTGTTAATAATGTTTTCAAATTCAAGTTTTTCGTCTACTATTTTGATTATCTCTTCAAAACTTAATGAGTCTGGTAAAGTTGATAATATTGCTTTTAATTTTCTTTCTATAGCAACACTGATGGGATATCTATCATATATGCGACCGAATATTCCCACATTAAATATACGATTAGATATGCTGCAAGCTTTATCTTTAGCAAATTCGTTATCCAATCCCTTGTCTATAAGGAAAGATTCAATTTCAGCAATTGTTTGTTTGTATTTATCAGATTCCAATATTTCTTTGATTCTAACAGATTCTAAATCTTGGATCTTTTTTTGATACTCAGCATATAAATACATAAAAAGATTATTTATTTGTGAGTCGTTTAAAGTCATCTGATAATTGTTTTTGTTAATAAACGAGAAGTGCTGAGCCTAAAGACCCAGCACCTCTACTACTAAATTTGGCTTATACCAATATTCATCATTCTTTAAGTCCTTTACTGGGTCAATCTCAGTATATTTCTTATAGAATGCCTTAACATGTTTGTTAGGTTTATGGTATAAGATTCCATATATAAAAGAATCGTCAGTTTCTTCCCAGAAACTTAGTATTCTGTTCTTAGCATCTTCGGACAATTTAGACCAATATCCTCTCAAAATATTGACATAATCGTCTTGGTATACTTCGGGTAATTCATAGACAAATACACGACGACCAGCATCTCTATATTCGTCTACTTTGTTTTGAACTGGCAATTCAGTTCTTTCAGAATAAACAAGTATGATTTTATCATCATATTGTTTTTTGTTAAAGTCCGCTACATAAGCGTTAACAAAACTATTAGTAATGATTTGCGAACTTTTTGTATCCTTTGAGAATAATAGTGGGACTAGAAAATAAGTTGTTTGTGTATATTTAAGTTTTAATAAGTCCATATTATTCCAATATATCTAAACCATTTCCTTCATAATATTCTCTGGTGTACTCCCATAAATTGGTTTCAAAATGCCACGATAATCTGTTCATTAGGATTGCTATTTCATCAAATCCCTTATTCAACATATCATCTGTTATTTGATATACTCTTACATCATGAGGTTGCGTACTTTTTATAGCTACTATATAGACTTCAAATTTATAATCTTCTACGTCCATTTTAAGTACGTTTTTAATATACCAGTATATTGCTAATGAATAGAAAGCCATCTGTCTATGGTAATTGAATGTATAGACTGAATCCTTGAATGTCTTTAATGATATTGTAGTTTTTATGTCTACTAATTTTATAACTTTGTTGTTAGTGTCTATAATTAATCTGTCAATCATAGATTTACAAGGAACATGTTTATGCAAAGGATGTTCCCATTCTAACTCTAATTCATTGTAGCTTAATATACCAGCTTGTATTTCCTTATCAAATAAGAGTTCGTTTGCTAATTTATGGTTATACGTATTTTCAAAACACGTATCAATTCTTTGTTTCTTAGCAAATGTTAATACTTCTTTATATTTTTTAGCTTTGGTTAAATATGTAAGGTAATCTTTTAACTTATCATACATATCCTTAGCTTCTTGAAGTATCTTATCGTCTGATTTACCTTTGGTTGAGTACGCAGTACTGTAAGCTAATATAAGCCTGTCTTCTTTCTTCATATGTGGCCTTTCCACATATACAGTGCAAAATAGTTTTTGTTGCTCTGACTTTGGTAATTCATAACTAAGAACTGTATATGATTCTTTAAACCTCTGTGGTTCTAATATCCTCATATGCACTTGCCTACCAAAGTCTAAGTATCTTTTATCAACCTCTTCTATTTCTTCATCTAAAAACTTTTTAAAAGTTAATGGCGATTCCTCGAAATAACTTAAAGAGTGTGAAGATACTGCTTTAATCTTGAAGTAATCCTTCTGTTCCGGCATCTTTATTCTTAATTAATTCAATACATTCATCTACATGCTTTTGATTCTTTGGTAAATATAAATCATAGTTAACACCTAATTGTGTTAATAAGTATTTAAATAATTTCCATTTTATAGGGAACGCATCATTAGGGTAACCCTTGCATTCTATAATCCAACCTTCGTCATCATTGACAAAGTCTGGTTTATATGTTAATCCCCTAACTAAATTATTCTTTTCACCAAATAACCAATCCTTACCTTTCTTATAAGGTTCATATAGTTTGAACTTATATGTAAATGTCGGAATTAAGTTATACGTGTAATTTTCATACTTAAATGATAACCCTTCTTCTTTCAATCTCTTATAACAATATACTTCTAATTTGCTACGGAACTTAATTCCATCATATTCAAGTTCTGTTGCATTAGAAATCTTCTTGTTCTTCGACATAATCAATGGGTATTTCGTCGTATAAATCTAAGAGGTCCATAGTAGTTTCAATTGCATCTGTACTACCAAATCCCCCTTCCCCACGTTCTGTTTCATCAAGTTCCTGAACTTCTACAAGCTCTACTTTTACTATAGGAGATATAATCATTTGTGCTATGCGGTCTCCTTCATTTACATTAAATGAATCAACCATCGAAGCATTATATAATATGACTTTTATTTCCCCCCTATAATCTGAGTCTATTGTACCAGGCGTATTTAATACAGTTATGTTATTATTAAGTGCTAAACCAGATCTAGGTCTAATTTGTGCTTCATAACCATCTGGTACTGCAATGTATAAACCTGTAGAAACCAATTGTTTTTCACCAGGTTGTATTACTATAGATTCATTTGCTTGTAAATCAAGTCCTACTGCACCAAGTGTTTTATATTCGGGCAATGGGTTATTAGACTTATTTACTATTTGTAGTTTCATCTTTCAGTAAAGATTTAATCAATTCAATTGTTTTATTTTTACCAAATACACATATATAATCGCTAATGTCTTTAACATTATATAATGAATAAACACTAGAGTCTATAAATATGTATTCTAAATTATATTCACCGGCAAGTTTAATAGCACTATCTTTGCCTGGTTCATCGTTGTCAAACAATATAACAATTCTCTTAAATCTTTCTGACAAATCTTTATAAATTTTGTGATTAAGTTTATCGTTTTCTGATTGTAGTGCAACCGCATTATATCCTAATTCATATAATACCATTACATCTTTCAATGATTTGGTAATTATAAGTAGGTCTCCATTCTTTGGTAGTTGTTCATAACCCTGTATATCTATAGCAGAACAATTAGTTCTCCATTTATCTTTTCTATATTCTGAGTAAGGTCTATATATTTTGAACTTATCGAATATTTTATAAGCATACATTGGGTTATCTTTTGAATACCTAAATGGTTGCAGTATATCATTTACCCAAAAGAATGTTATAGGATATACATTATATTTTTTTAATGTCTCACGTTCAATATGATATTGAGACCAATACTCATCATCGTTTTTAGTAAAATTTTGTCTTTTAATTGAAATAGACTTTCTTAACTTACTGTATGAATTTCGTATTCTTATACCTTCGGGAGTGGGCTGTATAATACCTCTTACGAATTTATCATATATAAGTTTCAGTGCTTGTTTATTATGATATAAACCTTCTATTTCTTTTACAAATGTTACAATATTACCTGTTTTACCAGTTGCCTGGTCTTTCCATAATATAGCACCATTTGTTGATTTAAAGACACCAAATGAAGGGTGTTTGTCCTCCCTAAATGGTGAAGACATTATTTGTCCTACTTTGAATTTACTACCTAAATAATGACGATATACATCATATTCAGTAATATATTTAAGTAACTCTTCAAGTGTTAATTCTACTATGACATTTTTTGTGTTATAAACCATAACTATACAGGGGGGTATTTCTACCCCCCATATTATATTAGTTATTTAAAAAGGCAGATCGTCTGTATTGGGTGCGCCTGGTGCTAAATCATCATACATAGTTGGTTGTATACCATCAGGGTTATATTCTCCTGTGGCATCAGCAACTTCTATAGGTGTAGTAGCAAACGGGTTTTCGTTTGAACTAGTTTCAACATCAGGTTTATTCCTAACCATTTTATCTATTGCGGTATTTATAGATAATCTACTCTTCTCAACTTCCATATTTTCAATGAAAGGTACATAGTTAGGTAAAGTAGTATAATCGCTGTTATTTAAAACAACTTTAATGCGTACTTTCTTTCCTATATAATTATTACCAAGAATAGCAGCAGACTTATTTACAAAGTCTTCAAAATTAGATGCTTCGAATATAAATTTATCCTCATCTACAAACTTTGTAATTATATGCTTAAACCGCTTGATCTGATTTAATGTTTTGTTTTCAAGTTTCTCACGATCTTCATCTGAAGGTTCGTATTCAGTATGGATCAGGATTTCTCCTTTATCATTTATAAAATGAAAAGCAGCAAACTTGTTACCTTTTTTTGATTCGCCATATACAATCGGGTATTTGCCTTCTTCTACGTGTCTTAACTCTACATTTTCATAAATGCCAGGCCCCATAAAATTATTTGACCTGCTTTCAGAGTTAATATCTTTCGTTACATTATACATGTGCGATGTTATTAAAAATTCCTAATTATTTATTGTTAGCGAGTACTTTTCTAATATGTTGTAGAAAGCTCTGTGCGTCGTTAGGTATAATATCTTTGCCATCTTCAATAAAGAGTGGTGGAGTTTTAGCAGATGTTTTACCATCTGATAATAGATTAAGTACATAATCTCTCTTACCAGTATCTAAATTTACTTCAGCAAATAAGACTATAGTAAAGTCTTTTTCTACACCCGTCTTATTCCACTCATTGCCTTTTACAGCAATTCGTCTTTCTGCGACGCCTTCTTCTGTTTCAACATTAGCAGAATGAGCTGTAACGAATATATCTTTTGGGTACTTTTTAATGAGGAACATTAATTTCCCTATCTCTTCGTTATAGTAATTCCACGTGTCAAAACCTTTCTTTATTTCCCTTGCTGTTTTTAGCAAGCTATCTAAGTAAGCGGAAAAACTATCCAGTACTACTTCTGTAATCTCTGGGTTTTTGCCAAATTCGATAAGTTTCTGATATGTTTCCTGCCAACTATTAGGGGTACAGTAGTGTTTAAACCTGTTAATAAAAGGTAATGGTTTGCCTTCAGCATTTATGAATCCACATGTATTAGGATCCATATTTCGAAAAGCCATTGTTTTTCCCTTACCAGACATACCTACTATAGCAATCTGATAAGGTGTGGACATATTGTATGTTTTTAAAATGAGTCATTCGTTAAGTAACCGATATTGCGTTCGGGTTAGTTACCTACCTCGGTGGCATATTCTGTGCTTTTGGACAGCTGTGAATAATCTTAACTATAGCCGCAATAGAATGACTCCTGGTTATTAATTAAACATCAAGATATTCACGTCCCAGACGGTCTTGTTTAATCCAAAATACAGTACCGTCAACAGTAATGTAATCCCGTCCAGTAAAATAATCAAACTTACGTTTGTATGAATTCCATCCTATCTTAACAAAACGTTCATAGATAGTGATTTTCTCCTTGATTTCAGTCTTAAACTTAATGATGGTTTTAGGTTGGGGCTTTTCCACAACTACGCGGATAACACCAGTTTCATCATTTTGCAGTTCAAGTAAATCACGGAGCAAGTTATAAACTTGTTTGTAATTTTTCATGAGTGAAAATGTATTTTCCTCAGGCACTAATGTAGCAAACGGTGATTTTACATAACCATTTGTTAGTAGCTCAATGTATTGCTTCTCAACATAGTATTCAGCTTGTTGATTAGTAAATTCTACTATAAAAGCATCCCCATTTTCAATACCGAATATAGGGCGTTTTTGCTTCTTGGTGCATCTCCTACGGAGTAAATCCTTAAGTTGAGACCAATAGCCCTGCTTTTTAGCCTGAGTTATATCATCAATTATTATCGCAATTCTTTTGTTCATAAATAAGTAAAAATCTGTTAATATTCGTCAATTCTGTTATACTTCAAATTATTTACGAAGCTAAGTATCTTAGGTTCTCCTTCCCTTGACTTTAATATGTGTAAATAAATCTTGTCTTTTACAGGCCAATTATTTGGGGAATAAGATTTAATACCTAAAAGTTCTGGTCTATGAAGAACCATTACATAATCTGAAGCTTGAAAAAGTGAATCTGAACCAAATAAATCTCGTCTCATGGGAAAATGCATAGTAGCATTGGTTATCCTTTCGGATGATTCAATATCTCTATTCATTTGACTAAGTTGAATGATGGTTGTTTTACCAATCTTCTTAGCTTCCATAAAAACTTTTTGCAGGTTTGCCAAGGTTTCCCTTTCCTGTTCTCCTGCCTTTCCACGTGTTAATAAAGTATGGTCTAATATTACTATTAGCCATTTGTTCTTTAATTTTTCACTATATTGGAATTTCCTGATCAATGATTGGATCTGATCTACTGTACATGGCATATCAACATAATAAATTGGGTAATGTTTAATACGCTCTGCTTCTTTTTCAATAACTTTGAACAATTCATCGGAAACAGGTTCATTATTATAACTACATGAATATAACTCATTTGTAGTCTTTGTAAGTGCTTTTGAAAGCTTACGTCCTATCTGTTTTGAACTAAGCATCTCAAAATTAAATGATAATACGATAATATCCTCTTCCCGATTAAGGTCAATGATGTCACTTTCTAATCCGTTAACAAATGACGATTTGCCACTACCACTAATTCCTGCTATAGTCATAATGATATTGGGTTCAATTCCTCCCATTGTAGCATGATTAAACTTAGTCCACCTAGTCTTTAAAGACTTGACAATACCTTTACGACGTTGGTCGATATAAGTTACTATCTCATCGGCAGCCTTAGAAATATGCTTTAATTCTGGGGTTTTGTCGCTAGATAAGTTCTGTACCATATCCTAAGTCTTGTTTAGATGTTAATACATCGTCTACTATATCTTCATAGGATTCCCAAGTTTTATTGGCAACCCATTTGAATATACGCGTCATATAAGGCATTGTTCCATTACTTTCACGTTGCTTTATTTCTGCTTTCAGACATCTAATTATATGGTCATGCTTATCCCTGCTACGGCCCACGTAGCTCAGATATAAATTCTCTGTATTGGCCAAATCGGTTCTTAGAAAGTCAATAGTACCATCAGTTCTGGTGACCCTAAGTGGGAATTCATTAACGAATTCATCAAATAGGTTATCACCATATATAATGGATTTTGCTTTTTCGGTTAGTTTACACTCTGTAACATCCTCTATTAAACCTTTATTATATAAGTTAGTTAATATATCATCTGTGATGTAGTTGTCTAATACGGACTGTTTATCTTCAGCTATAGCCAATAATATCACATATTGATCTATTGGTATGTCTAACTGTTTTAATGAGTCTGTGTTAAGTGTAATAAGCATTTTATAAATAAATTATTTTATAATAAGGGTTATTACAGTTACTGCCAATATGTAGCGTAAATAAATGTTTCCATGTTAAATTTACATCCAATATATCTTTTGCAGCTCTTATTATATCAAGATCAGTCATCTGCATTACAAGAGGACATTCTTGCTTAAGTATTTCCAAGTAAATCCTTGCTTCTGTATAGTTTGGTCGTTTTTTACTACTTGTTAATAAAGCATGTATGTCATCCTCTAATTGTTGTCTTTTCTTTTGTTTGTCTTCATCATCAATACGGTCACGAATCCTTTGGATTTCATTTTGTATTAATGATTTATATAGTTTGCTTTTGCTCATGTCAAAACAATTTGAGTTGTTTATCTTCAATTTGATTAATTACTTTATAACATTCTGCTATATAGTAATTTAAATTAACATTATAGTCTTCAAATTTAGTATCTGATACTAAATCATTTAAGACTGTAACATTAAATCCTACACAATAATTAATTTTGTCACCAGTTTTCTTATCAACTTTATATAGTTGGTCACCATTTTTAGATACATAAAAACGTACAGTATCTTGTAATTGCTTACTTTTAAGTTCATAATTATCTATATAAAATATATAATTATTAAACTTAGCATCAATCTTTTTTGCTGTACAAAATTGTAGTATATCTCTACAATTATTAATAGTATCTTCTGGTTTAGTACCATATACAAAATAATCATATAATGCTTTAGAAACAATTGGTTTATCAACGCCTTTTTCCAAATCAAGTGTTAATGTAAAATCACCTTTAGTTTTAATTTTACCTGATTTATGAATGGCGATATAATTATTAACATCCTTTCTGATATATCGTTTATATTCTGTGAACTCTAGTTCAAACATTGTTTCTTCACACCATTTACGGCATATTTCATCGTATAATTCTCGTTTATCTTTTGGTACTATAGTAATTATACTATCTGTGTTTGCTGATATTACTTTAAAGCCACTTAATGTTAGTCTTTCAATTAACATTAGCATAAACAATTGGCCATTAATAGTTGTCCTTAAAGTTACCAAAGGGTCATATAACCAGTGATTTTCATTACCAGTTTTGCCAAATACACTATTTATAGTTATTTTTAGTGTATCGCTCTCATTTATATTACCAGTATGTTTGGCATGTAGTCGCCTTTCTATAATTTCTTTATACAATTCAGTAAAAGCGCTACCTAAATGAGCTGGTACAAAATTATAATTAATTATTAAATTAGGATACATTGAAGATATATCACAATCAATGATATCTTCAGTCTCACTTGCTTCAAATGAACCAGGTTTATCGTCAGAATGTAATCCACCAAAGCCTAACTTATAAACTACACCATTATATGTTATATTACGCCTTATAAATGGTTGATCTTTATAATATACAGACATTAATAGTTTAAATAATACTTTTCTTAGTTCTTCAGTTTTAAATGTTATTTCTGGCAGTACTACATTTTCAAAGTGAATTATTGGCCTATATGTCCTCATTCGCTTTAAATCACGTATAGGTATGCCAGTTTTATCAGAGTATAATTTCTCTAATAACCTATTAGCCATACCACTTTTACTCTCAGATATTACATTTATCTTATATTTCTGACTAATTTCCCAACGTAATGTTAACGCATCTTTTAATGTTATGTATAACTGTTCTGTTATTAATACGTCATTTAAATTATATTCGTGTAGTAAAGGTAAGTGCTTATCTAATACCACAGTATCATGATGTAGTGGTAAGTCTTGTATCTTATGCCAATTTAAATTAACAGCTACCAACTTTAATGATTTATGTAGTAAGTTACCTACTTTCATTAAGTCAACTGATTTAAATGGTATTTGATAATCCCTACGCCTATCTTCACTATTTATAATATCATTTGACAGAGCATACAACGTGCTTGTTATATTTTCAGTAATTTCATACTTAAATAACCTATCATAGTTATTATATATAAAAGTTAATATTTGGTCATCGTAATAGTATGAGTTGTACCCTATTAACCAATCATTAACTTTATATGATATGAATTCATATAGCTCTGCTACATCATTTCTATCTTTATATATAATGAACTCAAACAGCTCTTTAGTATTAACATCCTTAAATATAACAGCAAAGTAATTTATCATTACTTCTATGTCATATACATAAATATTCATTAAATGCGTTTTAAAGGTATTTTTAGCCCATTTAAGACATTATCTAGCATCGCATGGTATAGGACTACCACTATCGTCCCTAGTTGCCTTAAACAGGCTAAAATAAACCTTAATTAAAATGTGGGTGCATTAAGTCCTCCATAAATGTTACAAGATCTGGGTCATCCATTTTGTTAACCTTTATCAATGTAACTAATGATTTACTTAAGTCACTATAATTGTGATATAATGCAAACCTTATAGCGTCATAGAGTGGACTATCTGCCCTATAATACTCCATTACAGTATTATAAATTAGTGAATATAAAGCCCTATATTCTTTAGCTTTATATAACATGTTCATCTTCTTTATTACATATTGAACTGTTTTTTCCTGTGGTATTGGTGTAACCCATTTCTTAGGCTTACCACCTACAAGTCTACGTTCAAGCGTAAATTGTGTTTTTATTACTTTAGGAACCTGTTTTTCACTTATTTCTATTAACTCTCGCCATTTGGTTTTGTTAGAGTCTGCATCATACTCGTGAACATATGCCCATTTCTTGACATCTTTAGCGCGAGCAATTAAGGTGTGCTCATTTGTTTCTATATTATATGTGTAGAAACGCAAACCTTCTTTTTTATTATAAACTGTATGAACATTTTCAGTTATAATATTCTTCACGCCACCATTAACTTCGTCCTTAATTTCGTGTTCTATCACTATTGGTTTATAAGGTTCTGGTGTATATATCTTGACATGGGGCTTAGTAACCATTATACGTTCATAACGTCTAACGTGATTTCTTTTATGTTCTCTTATTGGATCGCCGTTCTTAGTCAATTGAAGATATTCTATAAATCCATTTGCGAATTCATTAGAATAACCACATTTGATAAGGTAAGAAATTACTTTTTTACGGCGCTCTTTGTCTTTAATCATCTTCAATACTATGAAGAATTGTAAAGACCATTTTTCGACATCAGAATTTGTAGTATACCTACGGTCATAGGAACTATATTTATCCCTTAATTCTTTCAGTCGAATTTGCCTATGCGTCATAGGCCTTTCAGATTGCTTTTTCAAGTCATGTCTGGTTATGTTAGACACAGTTGGCCTAACATGATGATAAATTAGCTTTGCAAAGTCTTTTGCTACTAGTTTACCATTAACTTTTATAACGCTACCTGTTATGTTGTTTTTAGTAATAAACAATGCTTTATGTTCGTGACCATTTTGGTTACGCCAAGGTGCCGTGGCTATTTTAGGAAAGTTTTCTGCTACTTCCTTACTTGGTACATAAATGTGTTGTACTTCAACATTACGACTATAATGTTTTTGTTTTTGTTTAGTTAAACGACGCAAACGTCTATTATAGCTACCTTCAGGGTGCTTAACTTCTTTTTGATCTTTAACTTTATTACTACGTAACTCAGATAGAGTTAATATTTTAATTCCAGGGTGTCTACCCTGCAGTTTCTCAGCATAAGCTCTTGTACACTTGCGTGCAACTGTCTGTTGCTGAGGTGTTTTGTATATAACATATACAAATTCAGGCGTCTCCCTGTTGAGGTTCTTAGCCTGTTTTATGTTATAAGAAGCTTTCCTGTCCATATTGGTCCCAACCGAATGGGAGTTCTTATAACGGTTGGCTTTCTTATTGCGAGATTCCGCTTTAATCGCCTTTAAAAATGCTAAGTCTAAATCATCTAGTATATTAGCAGATTTGACTTTGGCAACTTGTTCTTTATAGTATTCCCTAAAACCTATAAAGTTATAATACATACACCATTGTTTTTTATCACGGTCTGCATTATATTCAACCTGATTTTCACAGTTTTTCCCAAATATATTCCATAATTTCTTAGAAATATTAGAAGTGCTTACGTACTCCCATTGGTTTTCACTATCATTGTAGAAGAAAGTAGGATGATGGGGAAAATGAAACTTCAAACCAGGTTTTGATAGAGCATTTAATATAAATGCTTTTTCCTTCTTAGGATTAGTAGTATTACTGAATATAGAAATGTATACTGGTCTATTAAACATTGCTGCTTTTTTAGACTTGAATACATAACTATAACAGTTCCTATCTGCATTAATCATTTCGTATAATTCATCTTCAGTTACAAAATGAACTCTGTTATTTTGTTTTATATAATATTCTGTTTCATAAATTTTATAAGTATGTTTAGTACTATTAAATTGTGCGTTTTCAGAATATATTTCTAAAACTTCAATGCCATTTTTATATTTTCCAACCTTAAATTTAGGATGTACTTCAACAATGGCCATTTCGTTCCAACCCCACATTATTATTTTATTAATTCTTTCAGTATTAGTTTTTATGTTTTGATAAGACCAATGTCTTTGTGAGGGGTTGATTGTGTTAAGATCCCAACATTCCTTATTATTATTCCATTCGTAGTAATTTAACGGTGGATCATTACTAGTTGGTATATCTCTTGGTGTAAGAGCACGCCAATATTTAATTGGCTTTTTACTCATCCATGCTTTCGTCATAGGAAACATATGATATTTCATAGCTCTTAATATAAAGGAAAGGGGGGGATATACCCCCCCCCTAACCTATTTACCGCTGTAATAATCCTTGTATGGTAGTTACAAGATATTGTTCACGATTTTTAATGTCATTTGGTACGTTAATACCGAACAACTTGGCAATGCTGGTAAAATCGTTATCTTCATATTCAGTAACGAGTTCTTTCTTAATTGAAAGTTCCTGCAGTTCAGGACGATTGTCTTCGTCAACTTCGAATACCACAACCCGCTTTTTGGGTTCAATTTTAGTCTGTAAACCAAAGATATCCCTTAAGACTTCTTCAATGTGATTTACTAAAACTCTTCTACGCCCAATATAATATTGGCTGGTGCCAATAAGGGGGCGTGTCTCTTCAAGCTCATTTAACCTTGCATAAAGTATAGTAAGCTTGTTATATTTTTCTTTTTTAATGTTTATTGACATATTTGTGAATTGATTTGTTAATACTAAGTTATTTATCACTAACCTAATGCCTTGAGTAATAGGCATTAACCCTTAAAGTATTTATCATCACCTATGTAGAAAGATTTGTCAAAGAAAGTAATATACTCTACTTTAACACGATTAATAGTACCGTCTTTAGCTAACCTAGCTTCAACTATACCACCACCAAGCATTGCTTGTATCTTCTTCTTCCGCATAAATAATGTTTGATCACAAGTAGTAGCAGTTTGCACACAATGGACTTCTCTTGGGAATGAGTAGTCAATTTTATGATAGTGCCCTGCTAATATAATTGTAGGTTTTTCACCACCTTGGTATGATTCTACAAGTTTTTGCATTGTATAAGATGTAGCATAAGCTGTACCACCACCTGGGTGAACAACGCGTAACCAAGATTTATGTTTTTGGTCTGGTTCACTTAATAAAATGTCTGCTTCTGCATAACCAAGGTATTGAAAATCGTCCATACCTAATTCACGTCTGTGATTTACAAGATATGAACCTATATTAATTCCTTCTCTTTGTACGTACCATCCTTCATGATCGTCACCTGCTATGAGTTTGGTAATGATACCTTCACGATATGGATAGTGTGTAGCACAATATTTTAATTGATTTGTGCAACCCCTAACAAATATTTCATTTTGATTCCACTTAAACTCACCATCAATCCAGTTGCCGCTATTATATACTACTCTTATACCTTCATCTTGGAAAATATCATAGAGTGTATTCAATACATCTTCACGACTGTTGTAGTTGCATAAGTGATTGTCTGAACAGAAACCAAACTTAAGCTTGTCACCTTGCCACATTTTGTAGTCATAGGGATGTTTTACTACACCCATATCAATATTAGTTAATAATGATATTATGGGTGATTCTTCATCAACAACATTATAATGCTCTTGTTTAAGTTTGGCTAAATATTCTCTTATTAGTAAAGGGGATACATTAAAATGTTCTGATATCTCTAATAGAGACTTTGACCCCTTTTTTAAGAAATTTGTTAAGGTTTGTTTTGTCAGTTTTTTTGATGTTGACATAATGTTTGATTTACTTATTTATATAGCATTAATTGATAAGTCCGCAAAAAGAGTAGGACTTATATCTGCTAATTCTGTTAATAATGGAACCATAAGTTCACGCATTTGAGGATGTGCGCTCGGAGCAGTCCTTAATTCAAGTATATGACGCCATTCTCTGATATTGGCTTTTACTACAATTTCAGTTTTAATAGAATTTGGTAATATTGACCTTGCTTTTTCTGGAGTCCAACCCATTTTAATGAGTCTGTTATACATTAACTCTACAGTTTGCATTAATGATTTCCATTCCAAATATGCAGAATCATCTTCTTTCTTTACCCAGCAAGGTATAATAAATGTTAATTCGTTACTAAATTTATCTTTAGTATAATTGCAGTAACGTGTAGATTCTTGTGCAAATGAACATAACCTATGCCGTACAAGTTCATGAGATATTCCCCTGTCACATATAAAACCTACTGTTATAGAAGGTCCAAATTCAAGCATAGCATCGTGTTTTGCATGCATTAAGCGTTCGATGAGTTTACATGCAGATTCTTTTGTAATCCATTCGTGTGACTTATAACAAGTCCTTGCTGCGTGTTCGATCTGAATTTCTGCAAGTTTAATATCCTCCTTATTGAGGATTGTATATGATGGTTTGATTATCTTCATATATTTTGTTATTTAATGGTACATACATCATTAGTACAGTACAATTCAGGTTCAGCTTTGTCTGTTATTTTATCAAATTTAAGCAACTCCGGTTTAATTGTACTTATCATTTCTAAATATTCCTTTTCTGATATCTTTTCATATGGCATTTGTGGATAAACTTTGGTATCCGCTTTTGGTAAGAAACTGATAAGTTTAAGTTGGTATTGATAATAATCTAAAGCTGTTTTAATTTGGTCTTTCTCCCAAGGTTTAAATGTTACTGTAGAGGATACTTGGTTATCAGCCCAATATTTTTGTAGAAATGCTGTAACGGCCAATTGCTCCCATATATTAGTATCGTCTATAGTTTTACAATTTTTAACTTCAACTGGTATTTCTACTACCATAGTATTGTCAGGATCATTTACATCCTTAACTACATTGTAGTTAGCAACTTTAATATCTTTTAATAGTGAAGAATTAACTGAAAACCTAATACGTCTAATGTAATATGTACTTTCTGGAAAGTGTACACCAGGTGTCACACCTGCTAATAAACTAACAGTACCAGATGGTTTAATAGATGTTACCCTAATAGATCTTGGTACACATAACCAATCTGAATAGATTTGGTCATACTTTTTAATAACATCATAGCCAGTAGTAAGCCACTTACGTAGTTCTTCAAGTCCGCGTATGCCTATAAATTGTGCTACCCCGCTTATAGATGTACCTATACGCCTATTCCTCATCTGTACCCTATTAGTTTCAGCCCAATGACTTTTACCTAATGTTACAGTTTTAGCAAATAAATAGGCATATTTTAATGTTTTTAAGAAGTCGTCTAAATTGTCATGCCTAGTAGGAAATGTTTCTACTAAACAACACATTTCATATGACTCTAATGGTTGCTCACCACATGGATTAGTACCTTCAGCTCTATTGTCTGTAGTATCAATGATACCATTCATACGTGCATAATTATGAGTATTGTGAATCCAAAAGAAGCCTGGTTCACCATTAACAGCTACTTGTTCTGCTAATTCTGCATAATCATCACCAATTTCTGTAAACACAGTATTATTTGAAGTCCAACCCCATTCTGAACGTTTAGCGTTTGAACCATAATATCTGTAGTCTATAGAATCCCAATAATAGTCTTTTAACTTAAGGAATTCTTCAGTAGGTTCGCCTAATGCTATTTGAGCAGACCTACGCACATTACCTGCTACTACACAACAACCAATTTGATTCATTATATCAGTTATATCGGTTGCTGTAATCCTTTCACCTATACGTTTACTAAGCGTTTCATTAATTTGTTCATGTAACCTTTTTAATGGTTCAGGTCCTGATGATTTACCACCAAATGTTTTAATTGGTTCACCTTTTGCCCTTAATAAACTATAGTCAAATATTGGTTTTGAAGAACCTATAAAATAAGCTTCTAATAGAAACTTAACTGATTCTACCCAACCTTCCCTTGTATCAGGTATAATATGTTTAAATTCACCTTTGGGTTTACGTATTGTTAATTGACCAGCACCTTTAACATCAAAGCCTACACCACAACCTAACATTGACATGTCCATCATATATTCAAACGGTTTAGTAAGCTCTTTACCTAAATCTTTTGTAGATACAAATGAACATGCATTAAGTGCAGCATATAAGCCTTTTTTGTATATGGCGTCTGTACCCATAACCCAAAGTGACCTACCACTTGGTAGGAATTTCATATTGAAGATTCTATCATACATCTCTTGTGCTTGAAGTTGAGCTTTCTCTTCGTCCCAGCCAAGATTGTATTCAGTAATATGAGCTTTTTGCATAGAGAATGAACCTTCTACTACCCTACGCACTACTTCATACCACTGTTCATTAATACCATCGTCTTTTTGACGGGAGTATGTCCTATAAAATGTAATTTTGCCTAAGCCATTAAACCCAAAGTCTGGATCTAATGATTTATATCGTTTAATAAAATTATCAGATAATTCAAAGTTTTTCATAAATGTAAATAAAAATAGCAGGCTACTTAATATTATTATGAGCTTAATAACAACCTCGATACAATCAGGGGCTCAAAGTCCTTTATCTCGGTTACATTAAATAGCCTGCTTATACAATTATTTAAGATTTTTCAAGTCTTCGAAACCTTCGAGTACTTTTACCTTAACTTCGACATGATTATTAAAATCTGATAACTTCGTTTTAATGTCAGCTATGAGTTTTTCTGTCTCAGTAATTTCTGCTTTAATTTCTGTTAGACGTTTTTCAATATTTCGCTTACTAGTAAGTTTCTTATTGAGTTTATGACCAGGATTACTGCGTTTAGTGTCCTTTTCACCGACTTTCTCTTCGAGGTCGATGTAATTCTCACCTTTACGCTCTAAGTCCCTTAAAGAGGCTAATTTCCTGTTTAAAGCAGATAATTTGTATATGTAGTAATTGTTTGTATTTCCGTCCGAATGAGTATTGTTTGTGTTAGCTTGCTGAATAGCAAGTTTAACCTCAACAAGTTGCTCATCAATTGTGGTTATAGTGTCGTCTATATCCTTAATTTTTCGAACATCATAATCCTTAGTAAATAATAAATTATACTTTTTCTGGATGTTCATACGAATTAGGATTTCCAGATCGACCTTTGCTTCAATTAGTTTTTCAAGTTTTATTGTCTTTTCTGCAAATTTCATAATAGTTGATTTATGTTGATAGAGTGCCTGTATTCCCTAATTAACTTACTCCAAATAAGTAATCATTTACCTCTTTTAATTGATACATTTTATGTGCAAATTCATTACCTGTATTAGCACCTATGAATTTAAGCGGATTAATTGCAGAATTATTACGCCTTAATTCAAAGTGGAGATGACAAGATTTGCCCCAAACGAGGCCAGTTTGACCACCAAGGCCAATAACATCCCCAAAATGTACATAATCTCCTTCTTTGACTTTTATGTCATTTAAATGTGCGTATAGCGTACTATACTCATCATTGTGTTTAATGATTATGTTGTTACCATAACCAATTTTGGAGTACTCAACTCTTATTACTTGACCAGAACCAGAAGCCATAATTGGCTCATTTTTTTCTACAATTACATCTATACCTTTATGTAATAATACTACACGTAATATAGGATGTAATCTGTAGCCATATTTACTTGATAATTTGAAATCAACTGTTGTGTCAATTTCAATAAAAGGATATAATGGAATGTTTGATATACCAATATGATTGATGTCTAGTTCTTTACTAATGCTTACCACTTTTTCTAACTTTATAGTATTTTCTATTCTTTCTTTGTCCAAAATTGGAGCAAAACTAGTTAATGTTGAGAATAAGAACATACTTAAAGTTATAAGAAGTTTCTTCATAACTAAAGATTTCGTTCATATTTGCATATCTCTTAAGCCGATATGCTAACCTCGCTAACACTTGATTGAGTCGGCTTATATTGTACGCTATAATTAAGATAAGGTTACTATGTTATTAGTAAAATATCGAAATTATGGTACTCAAAAATAAGGTAAATGGTAGCCATAAAAGACTACCACTTACCTATTTTGTGTGCTATGCTGCACTGAGTAACCCTAGTGCAACCCTATTCGGGGGAGACCTTAAAAATGAAATCTCCCTGAGTATAGCGTTTTTAATAATAACTTCAACTCTGTCTGTTGAATCAACAACTAAATTCTTGGCAGAATCAAGTACTTCTATAATACTAAGTACTAAAGAAGCGTGTTTATCCCTTACATAACCATAAATTTTGTTGATATAGTATTCAACATATAAGGGTTCTTTAATAGCACCCTTACGTAATAACTCCCTTAATGAAATATTATTAGCTTTAACAGAGGATAAGTTATATCGTTTCGCTACAGTATCCGCATATAAGTAATCTATTCTGTCTTTGATAGAATTACTTTCAACACTCGATGTGTCCATAATTGACAATGCAATGTCAATATCAATTTTCATTGGTTTAAATATATATTGTAACAAGTTTGTACCAAGCATTAGTTTACCTGATTTATTCACTCCCACATATTTAAACTTAAAGAAAACTGCTGAACATTTTACGATTTCTTTGAGCTTCTTTTTATAAAGCTTGGATAAAGCGAAAGCGTCCCTTATCATGATAGATTATCATAAAAGTTTTTGCAATTGATGTAAGACGGCTGCATCAGAGTTGAATAAACCCTGTAAGCCCACAAATAATACAAATGATGTAGCCAGTGCTAATATTAAACCAATAATTATAAATAATGTAGCATGTGTTGCGTCTATATGTCTTATCCGCAGTACTTTTGCCCATAAATAGAATAATAATAGCAAAGGAATCACTATTGCTACAGCTTTATTTGTATTACTTCGTCGCACAGCAGTACTTATATCGTCCTTTGTCATACCAAAATTTGATGTAATATAAGATATCTTCGCATCACTCTCCTTATAGACTACATTATCTATTTTATTGTCCAATAAGGCAATGCGAGACATTATACCATCATATTCTGTTTTACTTGAGGTTTTTAGTTCATTTATTTGAGTGTAAATAGAACTAACATCCTGAATAGGTAATTTGACATCTGTGGCTTTAACTTCAATGTTAAGCCTTAAAGTGTCATCTGGCGCTCGTTTTACTGTCTCTTGTGCAGTTAGTGTAAAGAGTGGTAATACGAGTAATGTTAAAAGAACTAATAATTTCTTCATTAGTATAACTCTTCTTTAAGTTGACCCCTGAGGAATTCAACAAGATTAGTATATGAATGAAGAATTTTCTCAGCATTAGCAACCTTATCTTCCATAAAGCTACGCCAGTCAATGTGAGCCTTTTCTTTGTCAACATATACCTTTTCAAAGATACTTACTTCTCCTTCAGGTACACTAAGGTCAATGTCATGTTCGCCATTGATGCGAAGAGTTTTACCATCTGCAAGTACATTCATATCAGTTATAAACACTGATACTATTACTGCAAAACCAGTAACATCAATATTGTTGATAACTCTTCCTTCAGCAACGCCTTCTTCAGCGTCTTCGAGTTTAATCATATAAGCATCTGTGAACATGTTCGGAATACGCTCACGAACATTCATTGCTGAGAAATCAATTTCTAAGCCTTTTGCAGTTGATTTTGATTTAGCCATTTTTTTAGTGTTTTTGATTCATACTAAAAGATTTATTTGTTTGCAAGTTTTTCTTTAGTAATTTGGACTCAAATGGAATATAACAAACCTTGATTGTCTCAGACCTGGTCGTGTCTTTGTATATTAATACACTTGTTTTCCCAGTAGGACTGTCAAATTTGTCATAATCTTTTATAAGTAATAGCCACATGTTTACTAAGATGGGATGCTTGCCCCAATAGATTTTAGGTAACCTGTCTATTTTCTTTGGCCATAGGCTTTTATATGGTCGTAGAAATGTACAAGTACCTATGTAGATTTTCAATAAGGTTATGTTCCACTTATTAAATAGGGTTATATAAGATATTTTATATACCTTATATGAATTTTTTATTCCACCAACGTTTGAATCTTTAATTAATTTACCACCTTTTATTATCGGTACACAACTTCGTGTTAACTCAAAATAATAATATGTTTTCATTTTAGTGTGGTTATTAATTAAAAAAAGTAGAGACATAAACAATCGGAGAATGCAAACTCATCTTCAGACAAGTAAATCACACTTACTTCTCCTCTGTTGCTTTTAAGCAATAATTAAATTGCTCATTATGGTCTTGCTTATGCACTCTACACTATTAATTGGTAGTTAAAGCACTTATTATGCTAGCCTACCATAGCGTAGAATGTGTCCTTTTAATGAACATACAATAACTGTTGTAGATTGACATATTCCTATGCCATTCGATGCTCGGCCTCCATACTATTATATACATTTATAAATATAGAATAACTTTAACGTCGTTATCACTAACACCCGTGTTCCAATTTTCACATTGGCAGCTACTACTAGACGGATCAATATTCACTTGTTAACCCTACTTTGCTCATGTCAACTGTAGACATGAGCCTAACAGTTTTCACACTAGCTTATTAGGTAAGTGATGGTTCACCTAATAGATTTCGCACTCCTATATAATAAAGAAATAATAATACTTCAACGGTTGCGTGTCTGAGTACGCACCAACTCAGTCTGGCTTGTTTAATATATTCACCGTCACTTGCTGTAATATACCGCTATTTTACGTCAGTGTATTATCTGTGCAGTCTAACATAATTAAGCTACAATATTAAACCCAATAAACCGCTATATACTATGGTTCAACATTAATTAATACCTATAATCCACGCCATTTGCAACTGTCGCTTTATAGGCATCGGGCCCCTTTGCACTCCCTTGGATACAATCTGTTGATTGGTAGGATTCAAACCTACGTAGCTCCCGCAGAGCACCCGATTTACTATTAATTCGTTGTAGTATATAACTTATCGACATATCGCTAATTAATTCCTTTCGTCAGAAAGGGGTTAGGATCTTAGCTTTTTATCAACCCAAATTTGTCTACTGGTAGTCGTCCCAACTTATATTAACGTATAGTTGGCAAATACGGTACCTTTAGGTTTTGATAACCCGTGCTCTCATTACTAGTACAATACTCATAAGAGATTCGTCAGTAGCTTTAGAGACTTAAATTTTTCACTGGGAATCCCACCCTGTCGCTACGTGTTTGGTTGTTAATAAAGTGAATGTGGGCAAGGCTATTGCGTTTAGTCAACATCATATTGACATCAGCACAGCATGGGCACATCGTCTGAGATAGTTGCGGCTATCTACGCCTATAAAATTATGAGTAGTATAGACTATTTGATGTGTTTGTTCAGTGCGTCACACAATTGTAACACGCTAATATTTCTCAGCAGATCCTCAGTCACATTTGACCTCCCTTGCCATCGCAATGCGCAGTTGCTAATATTAAGCGCCACTTTATCGTCTCCACTATTGGTTCAAAAATTCTACTTTGTATAGAAAGTTTTTGTCCAAAAGACCCCAACGGTTATATTTGAGTGCCGTTGCTGGGATTTGACCAACAGATGTTATTTGAACTTCTTCGGGTAACATTTCTTGGTTCACCCTTTTAATTTGTCCCTTCATGATTTTATCAAAGAAGAGATAATTAATTCTATTTGCATCAAGGATGGCTTCGTCTACGTCTAATGCCAAGAAGTACTTACCTTGCCACCATATTAATGCACAATCCTTAATAAAAGGAAATGAATTAAATATTGATTCAATGTATGCTGGACATACACCATTGGAGAAAGCATAACCTACATACTTTGCATAATTACCGTGTGGGGTAAATAATACATGAGTATGTATAGACCTTATAGAATCATCATCTCTATACATCAACATAAGTTCAGATGTTTCATCAGAAGCTGTGATTTTATTATCAGATAGTAGAAGATGTTTTCTCTTACTTTGTGTCATGGACACTGACAATGTATGCAAATCGGGCAGCATAGAAATGTAGCCTGGTTTCTTGCACAGACCAAAAAACATTAGAAACTGTTGTTCCCTATGCACATTGTAAATAGTTGAGTGTCTTAATTTTTCTGATATCTCTGCCAAGAGAGAGTCTGTTATTAGACCCAACACAATTATGTGCTTAAATGATTTAAAATATCTTTCAAACTTCCTAATAATTAATCGTATAATAATCCTACCTAAATACTTATGGAAAAACCATTTAAATAATAGTTTATTCTGAAGTGTATCTGATAGAATCTCTCTCCATACAGCACGATATTCTTCATATGGGATATATAATACCCTATCGTTTTCAAGCTTAAATTTCTCCCCATGCATAATTTCGTATCTTTTATTTATGTTATAAGGGGTTATGCCATGACGTAGTAATACTAAATAATATATGAAGTATTCATCTGTAAGATTGTAGAAACAATGAACTTTGTTTAGTAACTTCTCCCTGCCAAGAGATGATTCAAGATGTCTAAACGCAATAGCAAAATTAAGTTGATTAGTAGCAACTTTTCGCATTATATCTGAGTATAAAATCATCATGAACGATGGTGAAATATCAAATATATCTGCATTAGCATTTGGTTCAATTTCAAGAATAGTGTTAAATTCTGTAATTTTTGCAAAAATGCTGTCACTCTTAATACTAATTTTACTATCTGTTATGATATAAGGTTTGTGAATTTCAGTAAGATGCGATATTATCTCTATCTTTGTCATATTTGTAGGTATAACGTAAAATGTTTTACCCCTTATCATGAGAGCCAGTCTCATAAGGATATTATATCTCACGTCTTCTATAAATATGATTGGAGAATATGGATATGCAACATCTCTGTCTAAAGTGTTTATAAATTTTAAACACTTAATTAACTGAATTTTATACCACGATGGTAAAGATTTTATCAGCTCGCGTATCAAAGTAAAATAAACTCCCATATTATTTGATTTTTGCAAGCATCTTACCACCTAAACTTAATTGTTTGACTGAAAAGTCTAACCAATTTTGGTGTATTGTAATAGCATAATACCTTGTTTTGTCACTTTTTTCTGTAACAGTACTACAAACAAGTTTGAGATTTTCTTCAATTTCATCTCCTAAGAAAATGTAGAAGAATGCATCTTTCTTTGAGAAATCGTCAATGTAGTCAATGAGTTTAAAAGCAGTATCGGTAATTTTCTTTGCCACAGAATATGTACCTACTACTGTTTCTGCATACTCAAGACTCATTGCTTTAAGTTTGAACAAATACTTAATTAAGTCTTTGTCAACTTCTGGTAAACCAGCGTTCAATATTGCCATTTTAGTCTTTTTGATTCATGATAATGTCAAATAAAGTACGTATTTCAGGATCACGTTTTATAGGTTTAATCTCTTCTAATACCCTTGCTAATTGATTGTTATCATTGAGCATTAAAGAGCCTTCGTTTATAAACATTGGACCTGTTTCAAATGTTTTAAAGAATAGTATATATTCTTTACCATCGGCATCATATAACTCTATATAACCACGATAAATATCTCTTGTAGATAAATATTCAACGTTAATGTCAAAATTAACACCTTTTAGTAAAGGTAACATTAATTTTTTAATATCATTTTTATATTCAACTATAAGTCTATCGCTTTCAGCTATTATAGAGTCTATAAACATAACAGATGGTGGTGAAGAATAAAGTCTGCTATAAATAAACTTCATTCGTTTTTGACGACGATTCATTTTCTTGAGCAGGGCAATTTGCTCTGATAAGAAAATAATACGTTTACAAACTGATTGTTTCTTGCTCATGATAGTAATTATTTAAAAGAGGTGTGACGTCTACCCTATGGGTATTAGCCCACATTAATTGTAAATATATCGCCTACAAATAGAAAAGGATGAACTATTTGTATTTAATATAGATACATTAAATATAGATTTTTTAAACGTCACACCTAAATATTATTAACTCTTAGGTTCATTTACAAAACCTTTAATGTCTGCTGCAAAAGCAATCTTATTAATGGCATTGTAAAGTTCACCTACTTGAGCACGTTTATAGCTAGACCTTGCAAAGGACTTTTTATCACGACGTGCTGAATATTGTATTAAATTCGCACATTCGTTACGAATAGTCTTTATCTCTTTACCTTTTTCTATCGAGTCTTTAATAAAGTCGACTACAGCATTAATAAATTTCTCTTTATTACTTGCTGCACAGAATACTTTCTGCCACTCCGCATTTGAATCTACTGCTTCCTCAGTGGTTTCTACAGGATGTAGTTCAGTTTCTGCATCTACTTTGTCATTTTCATCAAGTTTAGGCTCAGTGTTTAACCAAGCTTGCACTTGTTCGATAGTCCACCGAAGAGGTTCCTTAGAATTTGCAGTTTCATATACTTTATTATCTGCAAACGCGTTAGCAATTAATTGAAGAACATAAGCATTTTGCTCTTCATTGCCAATATATTTCCTACTTAAGAAATATATATCTTCTAAGTATTTAGCATTTTCAACTTCAGTTTTAATTTCAGGAAATTTGTCGTCAACAGGAACGTTAGGACCAACGATAACCACAGATTCTTTATTAGATTCGCTTGTGGTTTGTTTGGTAGTTCCTGATTCACCTTGAAAGGGTTCACCAGCAGCAATATCCAATGTTTTGGTTCTTGGTAATTTAATCTTTGCTTCTTTAATTAAATTATCAAATATTGCTTTTGCTGATTGTAATGTGATACTGTTAAAGCCTTTTTCGTTTAAAACTTTTTTAAGTTCTACGACTACTGAGCCAGGTTTTACACTTCCTTTAGAAAGTTCTTCACTTTTCTTAAGAATATTATCCTTATAGAAATCAGAAATTAAAGTATTCTTTAATTCCTTGTTGTCAGCTTCAAACTTTGCTTGTGCTTCAGATTTGTTTTTAACCCTTAAATGATAGTCTACAGTATTGGCGAAATATTTATCCCATGCTTTGTCAATATTAGATTCTTTGATATAATCATCAAGTCTTTCTATTGTTTTCTCAGTATTGTCACTCATAAATTTAATGAAAGCGTCTTTAACTGATTCAACAGTAGCATTGTCCTTCTTAACCTCGCTTTCTACAAACAAGTAGACGTCTCTGTAAGTTATATCATACCAGGGAACTTCTTTAGCATCTTCAATTACACCAGTATCAGAAGACATGCCTTCAACTATTTGGTTGATGTATGTTTCTATTGCTTCATTAGTCCATTCAATGTCTTCCTTGTCAGCATCTTTATATGCTTTCTTTGAAAGAATGAATGTAGCAAACTCTAAAGCATCGTGTGGTTTATTGTCAATGATAAGAGACCTGATGACATCACCTACTTCAGCTAACGTATACCTGTTAATATCAGTTTTGTATTTGTCTTCAAGAGTTTGAATTTCTTCAACAGCTGTTTGAACAGTTTCTTGGCGTTTGTTCTTGTTACGCCTTAAGTTATTAACTTCTTTTAAGAAGCCATTAATCTTTTTAGCTTCCCATTTTTTAGGATTTTTAGCTTTATATAACCCTTGTGAAAGGATATAATGAGCAATTGAACTGGCTTCTTCTTCAGTAAGTTCCATTAAAACTGATTTTAAAGCATTGACGTCAAATTTATTGATATATTCATCAAATGTTTTTTCTTCGTCTTTAACAACTCTCAAATTAGTTTTTGAAGGGTCTTCCTTAGGAATTATAGCCAATGCGTCTTCCTTTTTAGGAGGTTGATGGACCATTGTTGTTGATTCATCTTTTTCTGTAGTGACCCCTGTAGTTACATCAGAATTAGTAATGTTATAAACACTAATTGTAGTGTCAATTGCCTTTTCTAATATATTGTAGAGGTTCTCAATATTTTTCCTGCACCTTTCTTGCTCTTTGGGATGGGCAAGTTGTTTTCTCTTTTCCCATATATCAATAGCAAGATTGATTTTGGTTGGATCAGTAAGTAATATTTCCTTTAAAACATTAACTTCCTGGTCAACCATGTCTTTTACGACTTCAAGATGAATTAAGTTTTTCGCTGTATTCATATTTGATTGTGTTTTTAATTGAATTTACCAAAGCAAACCTTTGTCTTCAAGTGCTTTTACATAGTTATATGCACCTTTTAGACTAGCAATACGAGCTCTTTCAAGTTTCTCTTGTTGCTTTTTGGTTAGCATTGCAGTGTTTCTGATGTTACGGTAAAATTGTATATCTTTACCAATACTCAGAATTAAATGATCATAGAACATTGGTGATACGCGTAATTCTTCACCGTTTTCGTCAACAACTATAAGTTTCATAACATCCTTAGGATGATAGTTGACTCTGGTATTTCGTTTGTTGCCAGTTTTCCTGTGACGAACCTGCACAAGTTGCCTACCACGTTCACCTTTCGACCAAATAACATCTTCAACAATACCAACACCACGTCTGGTAAAAACTACTTCACCTTTACGGTAACGAAATGTCTTAGTTTTTTCGTCCCATATTGATACAGCTTTAATCCTGCCAGTCTGAGTTGGTTTGTTGTTTTCTTCTATTTTGTCGAGTAAGTCTCTTAAAACGTTTGCGATACGTTTTTTTGTTGTCACTACTAACATTTTTTGTCTTTGATTTACGTTTAATCTTGATTTTCGGAGGAGTGTCATCTCCCAATGACATTAAATCCTCATTAGCTAAATTTTTACTCATTATATTTCACTTTAGGGTTAGTGATTTGTGACTCAATTAGGATTTGAACCTAAGACCCCATCATTAAAAGTGATGTGCTCTACCAACTGAGCTATTGAGTCAAAGTTGACCCGCCTGGACTCGAACCAGGACTCTGCGGAACCAAAATCCGTTGTGTTACCAGTTACACTACAGGTCAAATAGGATTGTACCTAGGGCGGGACTTGAACCCGCACGACCTTTGGGCCAATACATTTTAAGTGTATCATGTCTACCTATTCCATCACCTAGGCAACATAACTATATATAATTACTTACTAATATTAATAGTAGTAAAAGTATAGTCATTGGGGCACATACTACAAATAGTGTAAATAAACCGTCTTGTGGGTCTTTATTTTGGTTATAGTACCTGTTCATGTTGTCGCATTATTTTTTTAGCTTTTTTGCGACCATGCTTCTTACATAAGTTTTTTACATATTTTGAAGTATGAGTACGCCTTGAAGGTGAAGAATAGATACACATAGATGTACCTTTACTTTTTAAGCACTTAAGTAGTTCATACTCAGTGATGGGTTTTTTCTTTGCTTTGTCAATGTAGTCTAAAGCTAACTTTGCTGTATTAATAATTTCACTTTTTGTGAAATCATCAATATTGGTAAGTTTGCTTATTTCAGACTTTGTGTCTTTCAACATATTGAGCTGAGCAAGACTCATAAGTGTAGTATGAACCATTGACCTGTTATGGGATTCTTGTAGTGGTAACCGCCTGGCAAGCCCAAACGGCCATTGTGTTTTTTTGTTATTACCCATGCCATCAAGGTGCTCAATTTTATGAATACCCTGCATAGCATTAATTTTAGCAATTGCCCTATTATAAAGTTTCATTGCTTTTGGGTTACCTTGTATAGCAGCCAAGGTTGCTGGTAGTTTTTCCTTTTTCATTCCTTTTTTTGATTATTTTAGGTTTTTATTATCCTTCATTAAATTGTATAATGTACGTCTTGCCCTAAATAAACCAGTTTTAATTGTACCAATTGGTTTATTGAGTTGCTCAGCTATTTCTTCATATGATAAATCTTGAAAATACTTCATATGAATAAGTGTTTTATGAAATGGCTTAAGCGTTTCAATCTCATTACCCACAATATGCCTTATGTCTGAAGAAATCATTTTATCTTCAGCTGTTAAGTCTGTACATATTATAGGTGTGGTAAAATCGTCTTCAACTGATACTAAATTATTAGCAGATGTTGGTTGTTTATTACGCGCACGTACAAAATCAATTGCCTTGTTTTGACCTATTGTATGCAACCATGTACTAAAAGCGTACTTTGGTGAGTAGCTTGATAAAGACTCATATGCTTTTATGAATACTTCTGCAGCTATATCTTCAGCATCTACAGCATTACCTACTACCCGATACACAACCCAATATAGTGAATCTTTGTACCTGTTAACCAATGTAGTAAATGAAGAGTTAACCCCGTTTAATGTTTCAGTTATGAGGTCCATATCTGTTTTCTCACTATTTGGTTTAGTCATATTTTTCAAATGTTACTTTGTAAATTCTGTAATTAACATAATCAATTGTATATATACCGTAACCTTGATTATGCAAAGTATTTAAAATAGCTGTGGGTGTAGTAGTTGGCACATATATTTCAGTTTTACCAATTAAACTGGCTTCTGCTATTTTTTGCAGTATAATATCATATTCTCGTTTGTAATATGATAATGCCCTACTCCTTGCATTTAACGGTGTAATTTCAAATGGCCTAATCATAGTTTTAGTGTATTAAATATTACCTTTCGAGGTCACGTATAAATGTAACAATTTCATACATAATATCACTGAGTTTATCAGCATGATGCTCAGATAATTTAGGCTCCATTCTACCGCTTTTCATATCTTCTATGGTACGGTCAATGTTTTTGTATACATGATGGTGCAGACTACTTATTTCTCGTGTGTTAAAGTTGTCGTAGTCTTTAATGAAGTTTAACTCAACACGTATAACTTCAAGTACTTCCTTTTGTAATTTTGTTAGCTTAAGCATTTTGATGTGTTTTAAGTATTAGTTGCCTTAATTGGTTGCGAGCCAATATATACTAATGCTAATATTAGTTCTAGACGTTATGGCATTTCTAATATAACGGGTAGTTACCCCCGCCAAAAGACGCTTTCGAACCACAAACTAATAAAGCAATACATGTTTTTACTATTAAACTATAAGGCAAGTCCTTTAATATACTGCTGTTGAGGGTACAGTATAATAACAAACGACACATAAGTGCCTTTGCGCATTAATATATTTTGAGCCCAACGTTAGAATCATAAGTATATTAATGTTTGTTTATTTTTTTAAAGTTGTCAACGTTATCATATAAATTATATTATAACTAGTATTTTGAAAATATAATTTATATTAATAATCAAATTGTTGGCACTGAGTCACCCCAACCTGAGTTTATAGTTTTAACTTTCCCCAACAAAAGCAAAACCCCATTGATGGATAATTTTGGGTTTCCTACTTAAAGAAGCTTGCAAAATTATCAACACCAATAGCTAACTGGCCAATTTTGTCAATGTAATTTAAAAACCTTTTTGTTAATCTGTTGCAGTCGATTATGTACTGTATAATTTCAGTGTAATCAAATGTACAATTACCTAACCTGTATTCAAGTGTAAAGTCGTTATTGTTAAGATGTCGAAAATTAACCCAATTGAATTTACCACAATTAGGTACGATACCGTGTTGTCTACGTTGTAACTTAGCGGAATCAAGAGTAAGTGTTTTAAAATATTTTAATTCTGCTAATTTATAAACATTCAATGGGGGTAAACTTTCAAAACCTATATTGCGAACATTACCAATTACATAACCACCATATATAAAACGTCTGTCTACTACATGCTTACTTATACCCCTTTTAAAATCGAAGTTATGTGTAGTTGGTACCCAATTGAATATCTTACCAGCTTCTGTTAGGAAGTTGTCAACAGTTTTACAGATTTGTGAGTTACCACTATTAGCAATTATCATTATACCAAGACACCTATATAACTTATTACTATAAGCTTTCTTCATCCAATTTGTAATGTTAATATGGATATGAAGTGAGCCATTTGTAGCTGTACCTGATATTGACTTTAATGTTTTAAGTGCTTTATATAACACTATTAAGTCATTTATTTTAGGAGCAATAGATATTTTAGTTTCTATTACACCGTTATTGTCTAAAAAGTCACAATCATAATCAATAATTTGTGGTTTTTTTTCAGAAGAATGATTGTGTCGTATAGACAATATTGCGTTATGGTACTTTGGTGTAGACACAGGCATGTGCTCAATTTCAATTGAAGACCTGTATGGTATTAAACGCGTGATGATTCGCCCAATTAATGCATTATTAGCATTTGATTGAGACTTCAACTTAGGTAAAAGGTAAGGGACAGTTAATACTGCCCCCTTAATCCTTTGTGTGTAACCAGGCATACCTACTATTTTAAAGTAGGTTCTGTTCTTGATGGTGATTTAGCAGCACGCTCAGCTTTCTTTGCAAGCTTTTTGGCAGCTAATATTGCCTCAATCATGTCTGCTTTTAACATTCTTGCAGGTAATGCAAGGCCATACTCATTGCGCGCATAAGTAACCAGGTCAGCCTTGGTCATTTTTTCAAGTGTTTTTGCTGTCTTTGTCATTTGATTAAGTGTTTAGTTAGACATATGTTAATTGAAAGTAAATGCAAAAGAAAAAGGGGACACATTGAACATTATGTCACAATAAAGACAGTGTAACACCCAATCACTGACTTAAGGTGTCCCCTAATTACAAATAAAAAAATAAGGTGATTGAGCCAGGAGTGCATTTATAAAAACTCAAGAACTCACTGCTATGGATATAGCACTCCTGACTCAATGTATTAGTTGCGGTGGTGGGATTTGAACCCACGACCTTCAGGTTATGAGCCTGACGAGCTGCCGCTGCTCCACACCGCGAATGATGTATAGATGACTTTTGTGGGACTAAGCTGGTTTGAACTTATAATGTATAAGACATTATAAGGCACCCCTTTCCATTGCCAGCATCCACCACTGTGGCTAGGCCTGACCTACTTGATTATTTAGTCCCTAAGGGGAGTAAGGGGACTATGCCCCTTACCCTATTTCTTACACTAGATATCTGTATCATCGGCTACAGTATCATCGGTTGTTTCAATAACTTCCTGTTCTGGCTCAGGATGTTCGTCAATAGATGTGTTTTGTACAGCGTTGCCTGGGTCTTCGGTAGTAGTTTTTATTTCTACTTTTTCTGAAGCTTTCAGCACAGCTTCAATAGCACGTGCTATATAAACATCGGGATTTTCACATTCTCTGCCAAATAAAAATACTTGGCCAGTAGTGGTAGTAACGGGTAATTCTACAATAGAACCGTCCTTAGCATACTGCCTTGCTTTGAACTTGACAAGTTTATGACTTTTTGGGTCACGATTCATCCTGTATACTGCATAAGGCAGTTTAAAGTCAACGATGTTACCCGGAATTGCCATATTTATGAGGGTGATGGACATACTTGTCTTATCACCTTCGTCTTTAATATAGGTGGGATTAGCTTCTTTGTGAGCTTTAATTTCACGTAGAATTGCCCCAAAAAGTTCAGGATGTTGGCGTTCAAAACAGTTGAATGTGAATGGCTTCATTTGTGGATTAGGCACATTTACTGTCCTACCATCTTTCAATCTGACAGTTCTGTTTGCGTCTTCTGTTAGCCTTAAGTGAAAGAATGAACGACGCTTGTCAGCATCACCGCCAAATATGAAACCAGCTGGTATGTTGGCATCACGCATAAATTTTGGTTTGTCAGGGTCGTCTTTACGAGGAGCACCGACAACTGTTACGATATAATTTTTTTGTTCCATGAGATAAAATGATTATTTGTTTATTCTGTGTTGTTTGAATTGCAATAATATGACCTTGTGGTCACTTTTTCGTTATTGGATGCTTGTTAATGTCAGCCAATGTTAGTTCGTTGCTTGTAAGCCAATCAGGAGCTGGTGGCTTGAGTGGCTTTGATGATATAGGCCTTTGTGGATTGCCAATAAATATTTTAAACTTGGCAAGACCTGTTGAATGTTCACCGTACCTGCTCATATAAAATTTGTTACTGTATGTTTTTGAGCTGGTGTATTTGGTTCGTCAATGTCATATACGTATTTGGTATAGTCAATAAATATTGGTGTATAACCAGCGTCTTTAAGACATTGAGCATATGCTTTGGCTATTTTATATGTGCGGAAATATTCTACACGCCAATAACCGTTGAATATAAATGATACAGCAGCTGTGTAAATTTCACATAGCATTGGTGTAGGTCTTTGTTCAACCTTTGCGGGTTTATATTGACCTGACATGGCAATTGCAAATATCAGTGTGAATGAAAAACTTAATATTAACCATGCTGATAATGCAACAAGTGTGAGAGTCGCGGCATTTGGTATTGCTATGAAAAAGCATATCAGTGATGCCAGTAAGTTAAGCATTGCAATACTTAATGCAATACGATTCCTTTTGTAAAATTCTGATGGTGTCATCCTTTTTGAATGTTTTTGGGTGTTAAAAATAAAGGGTGAGTTGTGATATAATATTAAATTCCAATAAGAAGTAATAAAAAAGCATAGTTAATTGAAATTATTCACATATATTGTTTTAGTAAATATTTCATTATATAATTAACTATGCTGTTTGCTTGTTTGTGAAAGAACGGTTCATCTGCGTCAGGAAACTGTGCCGAGGTCTGAGGATGATACATTACGCAGATGATCTGGAATTCCTGGAGATACGAAAACTCACCCTTTATGTGAAAAAATACGGGGTAGTCACACGTGTTTAACCAATAACCAAGAGCACTATGAAGAGAATTGGGCCACCCCGTATTATGTTTTATTCATATGGTAAACTTTGAAAACCAAGTATAACAGTATCACCTACATGCCAAATATTTGGGTTGTATAGTGTAAGTGTTGTATTTTGGTGTTCAATCCTTTTAACCCTGTATTTATAACCTTCAGTATATTCCAGCATATAATAAACAGGGTAAGATGAGTCCATAACAACACATTTTTCATATTTATGTATTGTTTTAACGGACTGTGATGTGCATGAATTCATGAGTAAGGCAATTATGAAGGCAAGTGCTAATATGAGTAGTACTTTGCCTGTGCCATACCAGAATAACGGGTCTTTTGATTCAACCTTTTTCATATCCTTTTTGTTATTAGTTTTGGTGTAGTAGTTGCCGTCATAAACATGTGGCATTATATTCTTCTTCAGAATCGTACACTTCTAGAACTGCTATTAAATCACTAGTTTCATCGACGTTGAAATAATATACTAGTTCAGTTAAGATACTTAGTTTTTCATCTTTTGGTAACGTTTTAAAATAAGCTTTAATGGCAGCTAGAATTACGGGTTTAAATGTATTTGTTTCCATTTTGATTTGATTTAGGTGTTAATTTAGTAAAGCTATAAGAGTATAGCCCTTCGGAAGAAAAAAGGTGGCTATTGCGCCACCTGCCATACGTCGTAAACAACCTTATTTTTATACTTCGAGGTCGTCACAACGAACGGTCCTTGCATGTGTCCCTGCTCGAGAGTGGTCTTACCATTCGAGAGCATAAACTTCGTCCAATGCTTACCTTCTTTGCAGGTAAAACACTTTGAACCAACGACAGAAATCTTCTTTTCCATAGCACAAAATTTAGTGAGTTAGACATGTGAGTAGCCGGGGTGCTTCCCCTGCCGAACGAGAATAGGGGGGATGTTCTTAGGTCCTATCAACGCTCATGAATAAATACAAAAATTTATTAGCGCTTAAGGATATACATAAAAATTATATCAGCTCTTGGGGGGGGGATATATATAATAAGGTATAAAGACCAGGGTATGTGGAATAAACAACTATATTATATAAGTTTGACTACCTACAACTGTAACATTATGTTATGTGATGCGTATAACCCTAAAACACTTTTTAATATGAATAATGACGACATGATGAAAACATTACTTCGGTTGCGTGAGGAAATTAAAGAGTTAAGTGAAGCCATTGAAAAAGACAATGAAGATGGCTATTTACTCAGACCATATGTTAGGCGTAGGTATGAGGATTTACTAGAGATAGCAAGAGCTGAAGAAAGAGAGCTCTTAGGTGGTATATATATTGATAATTAATAAGGTATGAAAGAGTATTTTAAGTTTAGGGAGGTTAATTTTACCCCTAGTACAAATAGGGTTATACTTAAATGTAATAAGTTTGCAACATATAAGCAACCCCAAAGATTTACAGACTTATCTGAGAATGAAGGTAAAGACCCGCAGAAGGATGAAATGGTTACTGAAATACGTAAAGTTGATGTAAAATATTATTATCAGATTATGGATGTGGTGGCACTCCCAGCAGACGATAAGTCGGGTTATAAGGTTGGGGATAAAGTGTTAGTTGACTTTAGGGGTGTCAAGAAATTTGACTTATATAAAGACCTGTACTGGGCATGGCTCATGGATATTGCAGGGAAAATTAATGAATAATTATGGCAGAAAAGCTATTAGCGCAATCAAAAAAGTTTTACATTTTAATCAATTTAATGTAACCTTTTAAACACCCACACGTATAACCTATAAAAGCACAATCAAACCGCTACCTCAAGGGCTCACGCTGAAGAGCAAGAACCTCCAAGACCACGTTGACTTGCGTACAGGATTGGGGAGAACTGGGGGGAGATATTACAAGACATAGTAAGAAGGTCCTCCACAAGCCCGAAAGGTAGTTACAATGAAAAGCCTGGGCGTTACTTATCAATGCAAAAGTAGGGTAGGCAGGAACATCAGAAATGGGCGCCTGTCAGCACTGGCCAGGGCATTTAACTACTAAAACAGGCAAATGGCATAAATCTTGCCATTAAAGGGAAAGTTATATCTTTTAAGTTAATAAAGTTAATTAAGTTAAAAAAGTTAACATAAGTAACATAAGTAATATAAAGTATATAAGTAATATAAGTTCACCTAAGGCAAGTGCTATTACCCAAAAAGTTTAAGTTAATTGATTGGTCAAGGGTTGGGTTATTAGTGTTAATTATACTTATGTTATATGTCTTAATATATTGTTTTAGCATCATTATACAGCGCTGTTAAAGGCGCTTTTTTTATGCCCTTTTGTGTAACTTTACCTCACATATAACGTATATTAGGTGTTAATTATTGTTTATTATGGCAAAACAAGTTACTGATATACACAAAACAGTTGGGCGCCTAACAAAGTCTGTTAAGGCTTTGTGTGGCGAGTTTAGCGCCTTACACGACTCAGCTTTACTTATGTACAGCAATGAGATGAACATATACATTACTAAGGTGTTGGTTAGGCGTTGGCACAGGTACCTTAGGTGGCTTAAGGTTAAACGTTTCTTTGGCATTAAGTCAGCTAATATGTTAACTAAACCCATTAAGGTTAAATTATACACTCATGGCGAGCAATAGGGTTATGCGTATCGGCGGCATGGCTATGTTAAATGACGCCAATGCTTCAAAGGGTATTGACGATGCTATATCGTTATGTACTCATGGTCCATGTTTGCGTAAGTCCAGTTGTGGCTTACGTGCTCACTTGTTAGACCTTTGTGCTGACTTTGGGGTGTTTATGCCCATAACAGGTTGTCGTAGTTATTTAACACAAGGTGACTATGACTTACCTATAGGTTTTGGTGAGTATAATGATGACGCGGGCGAGTATGTTAATGACGTAGAATAATGTTATATTAATTAAATTGTGAATAATATGTTATATTTTATTAATAACGGTCACGAGCTTATAAAGGTGGCCAAGGCAGACAATAAAGTTACTAATCTGCATACTAAAGAGTCAAATCAAGTTGCGTATAGGCCCATGTACCTTATACGTGAAGACGGTACTATACTATATCATGATAATGTAACTCATGAAGGTCAGCGGCTTAAAGTTAAGGCTGGTGATGTAGTAGTTATACTTAATGACGGGGTACCGTTTATTATTAAGGACAAGGCTTTTGGCTTAGCACTTGAAATGTTTTTTATTGAAGTAAATAAGCAACAAACAAAGTAGTTATGGCAACAACAAACATTATATACAAACAATGGGCTGGCATTGACCTTTTATGCATAAACACTAAGGACTTTACAGTTGCTACATTATCAGACCATGACGATGGTATACATATGTATGGTCGTTTAACTGTTATTGAAGAGCCAGGTACATTAATATCAGCTGATGGTACGAAATATGACGTTGTACCGGGTAATGTTGTGTTTACTGCTCATGACGCATGTGTTGCTATTAAGGATCCTATATTAAGTACGGTTATTCGTAACACTATTACTGCGCGTCGTTCTGCAGCATCACGTGCGAATAAGCCACTCCTTAAGGCTGGGGCTATAGAGGAAGCTATGAACCGTGATAGGTCAGCAGGGTTAATTGACTAATATTAGATTAATAAATTAAGTTATGGTTAAAGCCGAATTAAAAAACAATGGTGACTTTACTTTAAGTAAAGACAAGTTAATAATTAAGACCTTGGTTGATGGTGTAATGGGTCTTGAAAAAGGTTCTTGGCTCTACTACTTACCTCAAGATGATATATATGAGTTTTCATATGCAAAGGAGGACAATCAGTCTGACATAGGTAGGTATTATTCATACAAGTCAGTTAGGGCTAGTATAGCTCGTGCAACTGTTGAATCATACATAGGTGAGTTATTTGCATATGTTACAGCCAACCTTGTTACTACAATTAGCGGTGACAATGAGGTTACTGATAATACTTGCAAAGATGGGTGATTATCAATTAATATTAAGGTGCTCATGTGGGTTTGTGGAGGTTCTTACAGAAATGGCCGAGAATGCTCTGCAGATCCACATAGGCTCTTCAGACATTACTGAGGAGCATAATGAGTTAGTTTTAGACTGCAAGCAATGTGGTACTAAAATTGCTCTTGCATTAGTTAAAAAACCAAGTGATGTATCTACGGAAGTTTGTAACGCGGAATAATTTTACAAGGGTATATATTACTGTCCTAAATGGTCTCCTACAACTTACGCCACGTGAGATCGACGTCTTTAGTGTATTAATGCAGATTGAGTTAGCGTGGCAGCCTAAATTACCAGGCGACCTTAAGAATATTATGTCTACAGACAATAGGCGGTTAATAATGAAGGAGGCTAATATTAGTAAGGCTAATTTAACTAGGGCTGTAAAGAAGTTTATATCTATAGGTATAGTTGAAATATTGCCTGACGGTAGGTATATTATACCCGAGCTTATGAAGCCTATTATAACTAGTGATAATAAAATTAATATTCATTTTGTGTTGGACCTTAATAAGCCTGTTAACAACGAGTAATAATGTTATTAGTTAAACAAAAATGGCAAGGGTATGCTATTAGTTAAACAAAAATGGCAAGATGAGCTAATTCATACAATAGGCTTACTTACTATGAAAGAGGACAGGGTGGTAAAGAAAATAGTTTATCACCCTTTAGAATTTGCTAAGGCAGTAATGTCAAGTGATGATGACGAGCGCCCCATAAGGATACGTTACTTTGGGGTGTTTGCACTTAAACCTAATAGGTCTAAGGAGCGTACACGTAAATTTCAACATATATATAGGCACTATGACACATTTAAGGACATAGTTGCCTCATATGGTTATAATGTTGACACACTACCTGACTATCAATCAGTGTTGAAGAAACACTTCTCAGGTAAGGGGATACGTTATATAGACGAAATATACGAGAAAGGCCTAGTTTTAAAACAATATCCAAAGGGGGTGTAAACATCCCCTTATTTTTTTATGTATATCAGGCATGAAGTTATTCGATATTCAACAAGGCAAGGTAGTAATGAACCCTACTATGCTTTGGGTGCCAGAGTTTAGGGCTCTGTGGGACCGTGACAAGACCAAGTCTAAGGAGCAAGCTGTAAATGAAATATCCTATGTGGTATTCCTACATGATTTTAGGTCTCCTTATATGGCGTATGCCTCTATAGACCGTGAGTCTCGTGTACGTCAAGACTGTTTTAAGTCTAAAAAATGGCAACCTGACGCTGCTATAAAGGCTGCAATAGCCAAGTATAAGGAGCTTCAGAGCACACCAATATCCAGGCTCCTACAATCTGCAATGGACACTTGTGACAAAATGACAGACTATTTTAATAATGTAGACTTTAATAAGGTTGACCATAATGGTAAACCTATATTTACATTAAAGGAGGTTTCTAGTGTTATGAAAGACATTGGGGACATTGTCTCCTCATTGGAGTCTTTAAAGGACAAGGTTGAACGTGAGCAACTTGAGAAAGGTTCTATACGCGGTGGTGGTTCTATAGGTATGTTTGAAAGGTAGTATGTTTGAGTTACCATTAAAGGTGTTATGTTTGAGTTACCATTAAAGAAAACAGTTAATTCTGACAAGTTTAGGCAGCCCGCTATATTTTTTGAAAAGCATGGTGTATACACATTTGCACCACCTGGTACAAGCGAGTATATAAAGTATTGGACTGACGAAATGACCAAATGTCAGTATGGGTATACTGCACCCGATGGTGATTGGGTGTCAGGTTACTTCTACTTTTATTTAAACTATACTAGGATTATTGTTGTAAAGGACGTTACGGTAGACATTGGTAATGGTCGTAAGCGCAAGCGTCGTGAACGTGTTGAGTCATTCCCATATTTTTGGGACTATGACCGCGCTTATTATGATGCTATAGAGCTTGCTGAAACTCATGGTAAACATTTGGCTGTTATTAAAGCTAGGGGTAAGGGCTATTCTTTTAAGGGCGCATCAATGCTAGTACGTAACTATTATATGTTTAGGGAGTCTGTATCATATGCTATTGCTGCAGAAAGTGAATTCTTAACAAAAGACGGCTTATTAACTAAGGCCTGGGATATGATGGACTTTATAGACAATAATACAGGTTGGTATAAGCGTAGGCAAGTTAAGAATAGTTCTATACATAAGCGTGCTTCATTTATAGAAAATATAAATGGTGTACCAGTTGAGCAAGGTTATAAATCTGAAATCATAGGTATATCATTAAAGAATGATCCGCAGAAAGCTAGGGGTAAACGTGGTAAACTTATATTGTTCGAGGAAGCGGGCAAGTTCCCAAATCTTAAAACAGCGTGGCAAATCGCTCGTCCTTCAGTGGAGCATGACGGCGAAGCATTCGGGGTTATGATTGCTTTTGGTTGTGTGTGCGAAGGAACAAAAGTAATAATCAATGATGGGCTTCCTATTAATATAGAAGATATAAAACCCAATGATGGTGTATTGGGTTATAATACATATTCTGTTGAAAAACAGGACATTGAGCATTTTAGGGAGCCTTATATTACTAGGTGTTTAAGGTTAACTACAAATACTGGTAGGAGTTTAGAAGCTAGCTACGATCACCCCATAGTGTACAGTCATAAAACTCTTACTAGGCGAGTTCCTGGGAGGCGATTTTACAATGAACATATGAAAACCTGGAAGTGGAAACAATTACAGGATTTTAAGGTAGGCGATCAAGTTGGTGTAATAGAAGAAGTTCCTATATTTGGGGAAAAAGAAATGTGGAATCCTAGGTTTATAGGTTGGTTGATAGGAGATGGTACTTATGGTTTTGATAAAACTCCCAGGTTAAGTAATTGCGAACCAGAAATAAATGAATATATAGACAAGCATTTTCAGACAAAAATAGAAAAACATTATATTACAAAAGATAATAAACTTTATCGAGAGACTAGGGTTAAAGGAATTTGTTGGATATTAAGGGAGTTGGGTATATATGGTCAAGTAAAAAATAATAAGCGGCTCCCAGATTTGGCATTTTATTGTACAAAAGAAGATATTTGTGAATTATTGGGTGGTTTATATGATACAGATGGTTATATATCAAAACCCAATGGTAGTACAAATGCAAAAATCATATTAACATCTTCTTGTTTTGCTCTATTAGAACAAGTTTTATTTCTATTAAATAAGTTGGGTATTCATGGTTCAATTAGGACTATAAAACCAAGTAGGAAAAATAAAAAAGATAAAAACGATTACTATAGACTGGAAGTAGGGGATATAAAAAGTATGTTAATTTTTGCAGAAAACATAACTCTTCTCCCTAAGCATAAAAAAGAAAGATTAGAGGAATATAAAAGAATTTTATCTGATAGAAAACCATTATTATCTTCTTATATACATGGTATAAGATTTGAAAGAGTTGTAAAAGTAGAGGAGATTGGGGATAAAAAGGTTTATAATTTAGTAGCTTCTGGCACGCATACTTATATCGCAAATGGAATTATAACACATAATACGGGGGGTACTGAAGAAGCCGATTATACAGGCTTAAAAGACCTATTTTATGAGCCCGAAGCATATAACTGTTTACCATTAAGGAACATATGGGACGAAGGCGAACAAGACACAGCATGTGGTTTCTTTGTACCACAATCATCTAATATAGAGAAGTTTATGGACTCTGATGGTAATACTGATTATGACCAAGCTACTCATTTTATATTAGCAGAGCGTGAAAAGGTTGTCGCTCATGCATCAGACCGTGCTGCCATAGACCGTCATATATGTGAGCAACCATTAACTCCTGCAGAGGCTACACTTAATATTAGTACTAATATGTTTCCTAAGAAGGACCTTATTAGGCATTTAGCTACTATTAGGAACTCTGAATCTATAAGGGGTTTAAAACAAGTTGGTTCGTTATATTTTGACTCAAATGGTAAAGTTAAATTTGAACAGAATCCAAAATTAAAAGACTTAACAAGGTATAGGCTACAAGCTAATGAAAGTAAGGCAGGCGCAGTTGTTATATGGGAGCATCCTATAGAGGATCCACCATGGGGTTTATATATAGGGGGGTGCGATCCATATGATCACGACACTTCTAGTACAGACTCACTCGGTTCTGTTTTTATATATAAACGTGTACAAACATTTGAATCTTGGTATGATGTACCTGTTGCAGAATATACAGGTCGCCCTGACAGGGCAGAAACATTCTATGAAACGGTTAGGATGTTAGCTATGTATTACGGTGCAACATTGTTATATGAAAATGAGAAAAAGGGTTTGTTTACATATTTTACAAATAAACATTGTGAATATCTTTTAGCAGACCAGCCTTCAAAATTAAAAGACGTCATCAAAGATTTAACTGTTGTAAGGGGTAAGGGTACTCACATGAACAAACCAATTAAACAATGGATGGAGACACTCATTAGGGATTGGTTGTTAGACGAATATGAACCTGGTAGGAAGAACCTTACAAAATTATTATCCGAACCATTATTAGAAGAATTAATAGCATATGATCCTGTAAAAGGTAACTTTGACAGAGTTATATCATTTGGGTTGGCTTTAATATATAATGTGGAGTTGGACCATGTTAAAATTAAAAAGGTGTCTGAGGAAGAAAAGATTGACTTATACCTTTTTAAAAAACCATTATTTTTAAATAAAATTCCTAATTATCATGTCGCAAACTAGTGCAAAAGGTTTACCAAACCAAAAGATACCATTCTCTCAAAAGAATGAATCCTGGAAGCAGGATACTATAGATTATTATATTGGGCGAGTTGGTGTTGGTGGTGAAGATAGTATGCATAATAGGTATAAACGAATGGACATTTCGTATGGCCTATATGATTCTGAGTTTGATAGGAACGACTTTAAATATGTCACAGATCCGTATGATGTAGGCGATACATTTCCTGCAAATATACAGGACTATAATATTATTAGGCCAAAGATAGACTTGCTTGTGGGCGAAGAGTCAAAACGACCTGATGACTTTCATGTTGTACAAACTAATTATGATGTTATTTCTACTGTACAAGAGGAGTATAAAGCCAGGTTAATGCAGGTATTAAATGCTATGATACGTGGCGAAGAGTTTCCTATTACACTACAAGATGTTCAAAAATATATGAAATATAATTATAAGACTACTGCTGAAGAGGCTGCTTATAATTTACTTAAATATTTAAAAGAGCGTCTAAATACAAAAAATGAATTTATAAAAGGTTGGTATGACGCTTTATGTGCAAGGATGGAGATTTATTATACAGGTACTATAAATGGTGAACCTGTAGTTGAAAGAGTTGATCCAAGGGACTGTGATTTTGATATAGACGCTACTACAGATTTTATAGACCAAAAGAACTGGTTTCGTAGGTCTTTCTATATGTCCCCATATGCTTTATATGATAGGTTACGGGACTTATTAGACGAAAAAGACCTTGACGATTTATTAGCTGAAATTAGCCAAGGTGGTTCTGCTAGCTCTTCAAGTAGGTTGGGCAGTGTTGGTGAAGCTGGTATTCGTTGGTCTGAGAACTTAGCTAATAGGTTTATGGGTCCTGGTAATAAACCAGCTGCTAACGAAGAGTTATATTGTCATCATGTTACCTGGCGTTCCTACACAAAGATTGGCTTTTTAGACATTGACCTTGAAGATGGTACTACAGAGACAGTAGTTGTAGACGAAACATATATGGCTATGCCAGACGATAAAATCGAATGGGTGTGGGTAGACGAAATATGGGAAGGCTACAAGATTGGTGAGAATATGTATAAAGCCAGGCCTATACCATATCAACATAGGTCGCTTGAAACCATGTATGATTCAAGGTTACCTTATACAGGGGTTGTGTACAATGCTACAAATGCATATGGTAAATCACTTGTAGAAGTGATGAAGCCTCTACAATATATGTATATGGTAATATGGTATAGGATTGAGTTGGCTATTGCTAAAGATAAAGGTGCTATACTTAATATGGACATCACACAAATACCTAAAAAGTATGGCATTGATATAGACAAATGGCTACACTATCTTAGTGCATTAGGTGTTAATTTTATTAACCCATACGAAGAAGGTTGGGATGTTCCAGGTAGGGAAGGTGGTAGGATGGCTCCTTTCAACCAGATCTCAGCCCAAAATTTATCTACTATACAAACCATAGAGAGTTACATTCAATTGTTAGAAAAAATTGAAGTAATGATTGGTGAGGTCGTAGGTATTACAAAACAACGTGAAGGTTCTATTCATAATAGGGAGTTAGTTGGTAATGTTGAACGTGCTGTCCAACAATCATCTCATATAACAGAACCTTTATTTCATTTACATAATCAAGCGAAACGCAGGGTGTATAATATGTTAATTAATGTTGCACAGCATCAGTTTAGTAATACTGACAAAGAGAAAATACAATTTGTTTTATCAGACGGTGCTCGCACATTTATTGACATATCAGACGATTTTATATATGCAGACCTCGATATATTTGTTACAGATTCGACAAAGGATTCCATGAATATCGATGCATTGAAGACTCTCCTACAACCTGCAATGCAAAATGGTGCTACAATACTTGATGCTGCAGAAATACTTACTGCTGATAATATGAGTATGATCAAAATGAAGTTACAGGATATTGAAGAGCGCAGGATGCAAATGATTCAAGCACAACAGGAGCAAGAGGCTATGATGGCTGAACAAGAGCTTGCAATAGCACAGCAGAAACAAGATGACGATTATAATCTTAGACTTGAAGACCTTAGGGTTAAGGAAGAAGATAGTATTCGTAAGGCTGAGACTGCTCTACAAGTTGCTGCTATGAAAGCTGAAGAAACTATAGAACCTGAAGATAATTCGTTTCAGGAGTCTTTAGAACGTCAGCGTTTAAAATTAGAAGAAGAAAAAGTTCGTAGAGATGCTATGCTTAAAGAGCGTGCTCAACGTGAAACTGAGCGTAAAAACAAGGTAGCTGAACAACAGAAAGAGAAGGAGCTTAGTATTCGTAAAATACAAGCTCGTAAAAAACCAACAAGTAATAAAAAATAATTATTATGGCTGAAGATAAGGTAGATAAGAAAGACTTATTTCAAGGATTTGATGCGCTCTCGTCATTGATATATCGTGACGATGGTAGCGGTGAACCCATTGCTAAACCAAGGGACGATGATGATACTCCAGAACCTGATTTTACAGGTGACAATGACGATGATGAAAGTGATATACAGGAGCCCGATAGTGACAGCGATGATGGCGATGATGATTCAAAATCTGGTAAAACCGGCGATGATGACGATGACCTCGATGATGATGGTGAGGATTTGAGTCAGTATGAAGGAGACGTTAGTGCTTATTTTGCATCAGACTTAGCGGACAAATTAGGCATAGAGATACCAGAGGATATGGAGATCAAAACATTAGATGGTGTTGTTGATTTACTTATACAGGTAGTAAGGGAGAATTCTATTCCTACTTTTGCAAATGAAGAGTTAGAAAAATTAAATAAGTACGTCACTGAAGGCGGTGATCTTAAAACATACTTCTCAGAGATCTATAGTAATACTTTAGATTTAGACAATATTGACATTGCTGTTGATAGGGATCAGAAGGCTGTTCTTAGGGAACATATGCTTAATCAGGGTTATAAAGAAGAGAAGATTACACGTGCTATAGAGCGTTATGAAGACGCTGGTGTTCTTCAAGATGAAGCCGAAGAAGCCCTAGAATTGGTAAAAGAATTCAGGGAAAAAAAGGCAAAAAAGCTATTAGCGGAACAAGAAAAATTAGCCCTTGATGAAGAAAAAGCGAAACATGATTTCGTGGAAACTGTATATAATACAGTAGGGCAGTTGAAAGACGTTCGTGGTATTCCTTTAACGGAGTCAGACAGACGTGAACTTTTGGACTATATGTTTAAAACAGATAGGACTGGTTTGACTGCAATGCAAAAAGATTATCAAGATCCTAAAAAAAGAATTGGTAATTTAATTGAGACAGCATATTTTATGAAGTATGCTGATAAGATAATTTCAGAAAATAAAAAGCAAGGCGAAAAAAAGGCAATAGAAGATATTCGCAAAAAGTTTAAAGCAGGTAAAAACAAGCGTAGTGCTGGGGGCAATACGAGTTTTGATGGAACTTCAGAACCTCTTCTTAAGCTCTCCTTGCGATAGAGTTAATAACTAAATTTTAATAAACAATGATTGACAACCTTCTTAATAATTTGCAGATCTACAAAACCAAGTGGACTTCAGATTTAAATGATGAGGCTGAATTGTCAAGGTTGCTGTTAACTGCTCCTCATAAGATGCCGGGTATTATATCTACAATATTCGGTCGTTTCGATCAGGGTAGTGTTCTCGACTATATTACTGGCGGCATGGGCCGTACTACAGTGATAGAGAATTCTATCTTTGAATGGGACGTTATGATTGAGTATGATAAGGCGATTGTTATTAAGCGTGCTGTATACAATGGTACAGAAATCACAGCTAACACTCTGGGTGTATATCCTGGTCTTGCAGGTTCTACTTTCCAGATTTGGGTTGCTGAAAAATGGTTTGGTCCAGGTGCTATAGTACAGTTTGACGACAATAAATTCCAAGCTCGTGTTATTGGTGAGCCTTATATGGACGGTAACGACTATGTTTACACACTTACATGTGTAGACGGCAAAGATGATTCTTTCATTATGCCTTCTCTTTTACTTCCTGGTTCGAAGGTTAGCCGCTTGGCATCTGCTTATGAAGAGTGGAGCGACGAGGCTGACATCTTCAATGCTCAGACTCCGTTTAAACTCCGCAACCAGCTCACGACTACTCGTGCTTCATACGATATTAGCGGCGATGCTTTCTCCACTGTTATGGTAATCTCCATGAGGGATCCCAAAACAAAGAAAGAGACAAAGTATTGGTCTGTGTATCAAGAGTGGACTGCATGGCGTCAGTGGTATGAGCGTATTGATAGACTTATGGTCTATATGAAATACAATGCTAACCCTGATGGTACTGTTAATATTAAGGGTACTAATGGCCGTCCGGTTCGTATTGGTGCTGGTCTGTTTGAGCAAATTGCTCCATCCAACAGGCGAGCATACACTACTCTTACATTAGAACTCCTTGATAGTTTCTTATCAGATCTTTCCTACAATATTAAAGGTTTTGGTGAGCGCAATTTTATTGGTCTGTCAGGTGAAATGGGTCTCCGTGAATTTGACCGTGTACTGCGTGAAAAGGCTTCCGGTTATACATTAGTCGATAGCAAGTTCATTAGCGGTTCAGGTCAAGAGCTGACTCTTGGTGGGCAGTTTACTACCTATAAGGGACTTAATGGTATTACAATTACCCTTAAGCATCTGCCTATCCTCGACGATGTTGTTCACAACCGTAAATATCACCCGATAAGTGGTAAGCCTCTTGAGTCATACCGCATCCTTATTATAGATGCTAGTATGCGCGATGGTGAATCCAACTTACGTAAGATAGTCCGTAAAGATCGTGAACTCGTTGTATGGCATACCGCTGGTTCAGTTGCTCCTGGCTCAGGACACGCTAAATCAATCAGCACGCTTCGTTCTAACGCTAAGGACGGGTACTCAGTACACTTCCTTTCAGAGTTTGGTGTAATGCTTGCTGATCCTACAACTTCTGGTGAACTGTATTGCGACGCTGAATAATACTGAATGTAATGTGGGGTGATAATTAATCACCCCTAACATTCTTCTTATGTTTAATTTAAATATCTATAACTATGCAAGTTATATTGCGCCCTATAGGCTGGAATAAATGGTCAGGTATACTCAGGTATAAAAATTGCTTTGACGACCTAGGACCATATTTAACTAGGTCTGGTTCTATGTACACCGGACTTACTTTAGAAGACGAAGAGCGTCTTGGTGCTCAGTTGGGGATAGACTTATCCCGTTCTTCTACAAATCCATTTTGGATTAATTTTAGGATTCGTACATCTGTCAATGATATAATACTTGATACTTCAGACCCCTTTGATGAATTAAAATATTTATTTTGTAAGGGTCACAAGCGTGTTAAAAACTCGTTATTAGAGCAAAAAGCAACTGCTGACTTTGTATTAATAAATAGGGACGAAGAGGCTAAGGTCGAGAATGTATTCAATAGGACTAAACGAGACGCTATTATGGAATTTAGCAAACTTACTCCTACAGAAATACGCAAGTGTTTACGGTTGTTTGGTTATAATGCAGAAAGCATGTCGTCTGAAGTCGCTGAGAATAAACTTTATACATTTGTAGAAGCTAATCCTAAGAAATTTTTAGACAGGTGGGTTAATAATAAATCTCGTGAGATAGAAACTTTAATTGAAGTTGCTGTAGCTAAAAACATAATTCGTAAGAATAAAAATATTTATACTTATGGTTCTGATGTTATAGGTAGCAGCTTGGACGATACTATAGCTTTCTTAAATTCTCCAAACAATCAAGATATTCGTTTGGCAATCATGAATGCTTGTGATACAAAAGACTATTATGTTGTTGGGGAAGCTTCAGAGGAAGATATAGCAGAGTCACTTCAACAGGCAGAGGCTCCGAAACCAAAAACCAAGGCAAAACCAAAAAAAGAAGAAGTAGATGAATAAATCAGAAATGCATATAGCATTTAAGATTGAACTAGACAAGGTTGAATCACTACAATATCCTGCTTTTATACCAGCTGAGATTGATTATTTCTTTGATAGAGCTCAAGAACAATTTGTTAAAAGTAGGTATGGTGGTAACAACCCTGCTGGTACTTCTTTTGAACAAAATCAAAAGAGACTGGATGATTTAAGGTATTTAGTAGTTGAAGGTACATTACCAGCAACAAGCGATGATGTCCTTAATGTATCTGAGAAACCCAATTGTTATATAGTTGATTTAACAGATCTTGATACAGATGATCCATATATGTTTTTAGTAGGTGAAGAATGTACTATAACTTATATAGATCGTTTAACACATCAATCTGTTAATAAAATACAACCAATAACAGAATGTTCAGCAAATACATATATTGCTCAAGTACACGATCCCCTGTCTCCACATAGGTTGCATTATAATACTGCTAGCCCATTAAGGCTAATTAAGTCTAATTATGTTGAATTAATAACAGACGGCACATATAGTATATTTAATTATATAATTAGGTATATTAAGGAGCCTGAGTCATTTACAACATTAGCGGCTACAGATTCACCTGATTTTCCAAATCATGTGCATCCTGAATTAGTTAAGCTCGCAGTAAATATTGCACTTGAGAATATTGAATCTCCACGTATTCAGTCATACCCGACTAAGGTGGCTGAAATGGAGTAATATTAATTTAATAAATAATAAATAATGATTACAAAACCCTTTAAGCTGTTTATAGCAAAATCTGTTGCTCAGAACGCTAATATTACTGGTGGTGAGACTTTAACATCTCTTATGACTACTGGTGGTACTGACGCTCTTGGTGATGGGGAACTTACTGTTCTTAATAAGAACTTTAATGTTTTAACAGCTAACGATACTGTGGCTGATAGCGATACTATCTATATTGGTATTGGTACTACTAAGACCTATCCACTTGTTCCGGAAAGCGGTTCTGCTATTACGGCTCGTAAGATTAGGCTTTCAGATCCTATTATAGGCAACTATGTTACGAAATATAGTGGTAGGGCTTATGCTGCAATGGCTCAGCAAGTTAGCAATTCTGTTTTAACTGCTCCGACTGCAGGTAGGGAATACATTGTACGTTGTGTCTATAAGGATCTCGAAGAACATCCAGGTATGTTTAAGCAGGAGTGGCGTTATACTGCTACTGCAGCCGATGCTGCCGCTGTGGATACCTTTGGCGCTAATCTTGTAGCAGCTGTTAATAATAATGGTGATCGTCGTGTTACTGCTAGCTATGCTACTGCTAGTGATACCTTTACTCTTACGGGTAGGGCTATTCCTGGTTGTACTACTAGTTTAAACGATATCGATGAAGTGAGAGTTGTTTCATTTGATGCATATATCAACTACATTGATACAGATGGTTATGAGCAGAAAGCTTATACAGTTACTGTGGGCACTCGTGCAACTACAGGATCTGGTACATGGCAACTTATGAGGGATCTTGAAAAGGAATCTTGGGGTTATGAAGGTGTATATAATAGGCGTGAATTCCCTGTTATTCTTCCCGAATTTTCCACCAACCCGTCTCTTACTTATCATATTATAACTATTGAGCACGAAGTTCCTTATAAGACTCCAAATAACTTATACTTAGAAACTACACAGGTAAAAACCATTATTGCTATTCCTGATGGTACTAATGGCGATGGTCAGCAGACATATATTAGGGGTCTGTTGAATCCCTGGATGGCTTCAACGCCAAAAGCTTTTGCTAATATAAGTTCTCTTTAATTAGTATAACATGGGGGTCAGACCAACCCTGGCCCCCTATTTTTCTTAATATATGGCATTAACAACAAGTTTATCCTTAGGGGTAAGGAACGATAACAAAGTATTGGTTATAGTAGACAATACAAATGATTATGGTAGTGACAATGGTAATATTGCAGTAAGTGATATTACCAGTTTAACATTAGGCGTAAGTTATATGAACTCGTCTAAAAAGTCTGTTACATATGACACTATAGATTTATATGCATTATTTGGTCCATTTGTTATTCAAAGTGATTTAACCTTTGAATTAAATCCCAGTCATTTTATGATTAATTCTGTACCAATAGGTACTGCAGAAGATGAATTTATGGACGGTGTTTATCACTTTATTTATACAATCAATGTAACAGAATCTATTAAGGAGTATGATATATTATTTGACGGTAGAGTTGTTAACGCTGCATATGAAATATTAAGGCGGATTCCAGAATCATACATATGCGGTTTATGTAATACTAAAGAAGTACTAGATGCCATATTTACAATGGGTATGATAGATGCAATGGAATCTGCTGCTTACATCGGTCATGATGAAAGCATTTTAGAACAATTGGCTGTAATAGAAAGATTAGTAACAAATGGCTCTAATTATACTTGGTGATGCTTCTAGCATAGGCTCCCTACATAATATAATAGTACCCTATAAAGATCAATATAGGATTGGCTGGGGACACGGTGGTGTTGTAATAGGCAATACTATAGACAACCGGCTTTTTAGTACAGGTACTGTTGTATTGGCAGGTACTAATGTAACCATTGGTACGTCTGCTTTAGGTGCTCGCCAATATTTAAACTTATCAGTGGCAGATCCTTCTGCTGCTGCAAACTATGTTTCGGCTGGGGATTATATATCATTATCTACGGCGGGAGCTGGTACCACAATATCTGTAACAGGTCTACAACCAGCAGGTCCATATGTAACAACTGCTGCAGATCCTTATCATGATCATGGTGGTATTGCTCATGCTATAGGTAATATTGGTGGTACAATAGGTACGTATACTACAAACTCAGCACCGGGTACATTTTGTGGGTGGTCACTAAGTATACCTAATTTTTTAACTACCGCTGCTTTATCGAATCACGGGCATACAAATTATGCGGGTTTAGGGGCAACTACTGGTACTACTGCTGGTACAGATATTAAGGCTACACTTGATGGTGGTGGTTTAAGTTTAAGGACGCCCAGGTTTATAACTACAGCAGCTCCTGTAAATCATATACATGGTTTTATAACAACCATGAGCACTACAGGTTCTGTAATGTCTTATACTTCAAATAGTGGTGGACTTACATTGGGTGTACCTCAATGGTTAACAACACTCCCAGGTGGCGGTGGTGGTAATAATTTAACACTTGCTGGTAACACATCTGGTACATTAACGCCTTTTAGCGCAGGTACTGTTACTATAGCAGGTGGCGATAATATAACATTAAGTCAAGATGGTAACGCGTTTACTATTATAGGTGCAGCTAGTGGTACTAATGCTGGTATTGCAGCATCAATGGGTACTGCTAATACTACTGGTACTAAAGCGTTAATTAGTACTGGTACATTGTATATTGAAGGTGGCGATAATATTACTATTTCTCAACAGAATAATACATTGCGTATTATAGGTGGTAGTGTAGCACCCGGTACAGCTTCAAATGCTGTGCATGCTGGTAATAATATAAGTTTATCTACACAAGGCGTTAATACGACTATATCAGTTGTTGGTTTACAGCCTGCAACAAACATGTCATTATATCAGCAGACATCCAATATGTCATTGTACCAATTGACTGCACAAAATACTGCATCTTTAGGTACTGCATATACATCGCATACGCATAGTAATTTATATGCTCCTTTAAATTATACATCTCATACACATAGCAATTTATATATTCCATTAGCTAATACTAGTAGGTATGCTGGTACAAATGGTGCTATAACAGGTGGTTCGTTAACTCTTAATACTAGTGGCGCATCAATTAATATACAGGAACGCTCATTAAGGTTTATTGATTCTCATGGTGTTTCATGGGGTAGTGCTGTTAATGGTTATACTACTAGCGTTACAGCATCTGTAGAAGCTGGTATTAATAGTAGTTTATTAGGCAGTATATATTTTAATGATGCCAATGGTGTTACTTGGGGTAGTGCTACAAGCGGTAATTCTACAACTATAACTGCTTCTGTTAATACAGCAGGCGGTGGTGGCGGTGGGGCTGCATTGCAAGGCTCTGGTACATATACTCAAAATACTGGGACAATACAATTTGCTAATTCAAACGGCATATCTTTTGGTCTGGCTAGCAATAGGATGACAGCATCAGTTGCTAATAACGCTGGTAATTTATATTTCTCAGACGGTCAAGGTATATCATTTGGGGTTAGCACATCTGGTTCTAGTACTACAGTTACTGGTTCTGTTATAGGTGGTACGATGAGTGGTGAATATGCCGGCACAGTATTTTCTACAAGTAGTGTTACAGGTTCTAATATTCGTGGTTCTGCAAATACAGCAGGTATTAGTCTAAGTGTACCCAATTATGTTACTAGGACAGGTAGTTTACTTTTTGCTAATAATAGTGGTAATATAACTTGGTCTTCGAGTGTTAATAATAATAGTACATACGTATATGGTAGTGCTCCAGTAGGCGGTGGTAGTGGTACATATGACGTATCTCATACACATGGTAATGTATCTGGTATCAATATATCAGCTACGTCTGCTAGCAATGGTTTAACATTAAGTGTTCCCAATTACCTCACTACAGCAGCGTTATCAAATCATAGCCATGGTAATGTTTCATTGGCACTCACAAATCTTAGTGCTACTGCGTCGAGTCGTAGCAATGGTTTAACTTTATCTCTCTCATCTCCTCCTCCAGCATCAGGTGGTGGTATAGCAGTACAAGGGTCTGGTACTTACATTCATACTAGCGGTACAGTTAGGTTTGTAAATTCCAATGGTCTAACCTTTGGTTTAGCTACAAATGGGTCATTAACTGGCTCAGTTGCCAACAATGTTGGTAGTATGTACTTTTCTGATGCCAATGGTGTTAGCTTTGGTGTTAGTAGTAATACTAATAATCAAAGTACTATAACTGCTTCCTTTAATGCTGGCGCAACTCATACTCATCCATACATGGGTACTGGCGTTAGTAGTTCTGGTAATATAACTGTTATGGGTAATACTGCAGGTTTATCAATAACTGCTCCAGTATTAGGTTTCTTATATTTTAGTAATGCAAATGGGCATAGTTGGTCAAGTTCAACCAGTGGTGTTTCAACCTCAATATATATTTGTACATAAAATAAATAAGTTATGGCGTATCCTGTAATTGAAGGTTATTCCCAAGGAGGTAATACTAATAGTAGCCAAACTAGTATTCCAATTACATTGCCAAGTAATATTCAAATGAATGAATTTATATTGGGATTTATAGCTAGTGGTCGAGGTGCTCCTACATCTGGTAAAAATTCTTCTGCCAATTTTCATATGACTCCTAATATACAAGATCGATTGGGTTATCAAAACTTAACTTGTTTTTATGCAAAAGCATATGGAAATAATAATGATTATATAACTATATTTCTCGGTAATGGTTCTATAACAAATTGGATAGTATATAGGATATCTGGTCATGGTATGTATTCTGCTGCAGATTTTAATATGTCTTACCTTAGTGATATATATCGAGGAAATTTTCCTCTTGCCGGATATCAAGAGTTTCCGTTGAATAATGATGAAAGATTATATATTTCTGCAGTAAGTTATGTATATCGTACTGAAAATCTAGCCCCTCCTTCAACATGGACTGGTTTTATTCATGAACCATTCAATGGGAATGATCGTTATGGAGCTGGTGTAGCTACAACTCATAGGTTATTAAATATGCCGGCAGTTGAACAGGATTGGTGGACTAATACTGACCAAAGTAGTAATGGTATTTCATCTGTAACTGTTCGTATAAAACCAGGTGGTTTACCAGGGGCCTTGGATACAGGCGTTGGTATTGTCACTTTGCCTCATATAATAGTAAATTAATATGTCATTTCCAATTATACAAAACGCAACTGCTGGTAGTAATTCTACAAATACTACAGATCATTCGATTATAATGCCATCTGGTATTCAAATTGGTAATTTAATAATAGTATTTATAGCTGTTGATGGTAATGTAAAATTGTTTATAGATACTGCTATTAGTGGGGACGATTGGACCGAAGCAGTTAAGACATCTACGGCTAATTTAACAATAGGTTTATATTGGAAGATAGCAGCTGGCGACAGTACAGATGCTTTGCAAATAACAACTGATTATAGTCAAATGTCATCGTATATATCACTTACAATTAATAATTATCTAATGGGCAATCCAATTAGGGTAAGTTCATCTGCTTCAGGTTCTTCTACTAATATGAATCCGCCATCACTTGCTCCAACATATGGTGCTAATGATTATTTATGGTTTGTATTTGGTGGTATAGACAATGATTTGGTTGCTACAGCTGCTCCAACAGGTTTCAGTGATTTAAGGACTTCAATTTGTAATAGTACCGAAGGTGTTGGTTGTTCAATTGCATCTAGGCAATATAATACTGGATCTTCTTATGATCCACCTGTATTTACAAGTCCAAATGGTCCTTGGGTTACATGTACTGTATTAATAAATCCGTTGGAGGCAAGTGGTATTAGCATACCCATGTTTGCTTATTATAATTTTTAATTATGTCTATAGTAATTAGCGCACCATTATTTAAGGGATCTGTATCAGTAGTGGTTATACATACAGATCAACAGTATATGTATTATAGTGATGGCATTGCTATATGGCGTAAGGGTGTTCGTGGTTATTCTTATGTAATTGATAAAGCGTTAACCCCAACGGGTTTCGGTGGTACTGAAAATACTGATTGGGAGAATGTATATAATATAATATAATAATATGAGTGGCACAGTAGAGTTTCGTAGGCAAACTACGATTGAAAAAATTGAACCTTTGTATGGAATACCTGAATTACACGATGGTTATACATATGGTAGGTACGAAGCCAAAGCCGCTAATATAACTATGGACACAGAAGAACCAACAAGAGTTCTTACTTTGGCTGATTTAAGTGGTAGTAATCATCATATGACTGGAATGTATGGTTCTATTCAATGGTCTGTAGGTCCGGAATGGGATGCTGTAAATGAGGAATTGGAGTTTGGTGCTTCTACCAGTTCTTATATATTATCCACACCATCATTTACATCGACATCTCAAATAACAATATATACAGTTGTGAGAATAAATAATTGGGAATCAGATAAAGCAATACATCATGATATAGATCCAAGAGGTTTTTATGCTGCTCTTACAACCACAGTAAATGATATAGTATCATATAATGGAACATGGGCTTTTGGGTGTGATAACGCATCTGTTGGTCAATATGGTGTTCTTACTGCAAGATTTACTGGGGGGGATAATTCTGTTTTACAATGGAATAAAAGAACGAGGGGTATTGGAAATAATGGTAATTTAGCACATACTTTATTTTCATACGGAGGATTGAATGGTTCTTCAGCGAATATGTCAATAAAAGAGATAATCATACGAATGACGAGTGATAGTGATAGTAATATGGATGCCATCCAGTCTTATTTAATGAGTAAATACAACATATCCAATTAATATGAAGCGTTTTGCGTTATCCATATTAGCAACTTTTATTGCTATATCTTCATACGCAACAACTTTTTATGTTGCCACGAATGGCAATGATAACAATAACGGTACTTCTTTAAACACACCCTTTGCTACTTGGCAAAAAGGTATAAATGAAGCATATCCTGGAGATACAATATTTGTTCGCGGGGGTGTTTATTATTTATATGGTAATGATCCTTGGGTTGAAGTTAATCCCACAAGATGGCCTGTTGGTCGAGGACGTAGTGGAACAAGAGAAAACCCAATTTGCTTCTGGGCTTATCCACCGGATTATGAAGCTGGCAATCATCCCATTTTAGATTGTCATAATGCATATGAAACTGCTGGGACTAATTTTTCATGTTTCAGTCTTTATGGTGTTGAGTATTGGCATATAAAAGGAATAACAGTTAGAAATGCATATCAACGAGGCCTGGCAAATAGAAGACCACAAGGAATTGGTGGTGTTTTATCTGCTAATTTAAAATTTGAGAATTGTACCGCATATAATATATCAGCAAGGGGTTTTTATTATTCGTCTGGTGCTTGGAATACATGGGACGCAGAATATGCGAATCCTGAAAATCCTCAATATGCGATGTGGGATTCAGATACTACATATTTCATTAATTGTGACGCTTATGACATCCGTGATTCAATAAATTGTTCTTCTGGAGATGGTTGGAAATGTCATAGTTATTTTGGTAAAGCTTTAATTTTTGAGGGCTGTCG